TGCTGCAGCAAGTAGCGCCAGCGTCCGGCCTCCTCCCCTTCCAGCCGGCTCGAGAAGCGCGTGGTCAGCTCGAGCTTGCGCAAGCCATGGACGCGTGCAGAGGCCTCGTCCAGGTGTGGCGGAGACAGCTTGAGCTGCTCCGCCACGGAGAACACATCGATCGTGGACGACAGCATGATCGTGTTGACCCGACCCGCGCCGCCTCGTCCCAGGGTCTCGCCTCCGAGCACTTGGGTCCGAGGGATCTCTACCTCGGGGAGCGCCCGCCAGGCGGAGAGACCAGTCGCCGCGGACGAGTTGAGCACGCCCCCTCCCGTCCGGAACTCTGTCGGGAAGGGCTGCTCTCGCATCACCATGGCCGGGACAAGCTGTCCTGGCGCCCGCGGCCGCAGGTCGAAGAACAGCTCGTTGAACGCGAGGTTGCCCCAATTATGCAGGAGCTCGGAGAGATTGAAATCCGTGCCTGTGGCCTCATTGACGACCGGGGTGAAGCCGCGGCAGCGATCAACCCAGGTGACCAGGTCGAGCATCCGGGCCATGTACCACCAGCTCGTATCCTCCCTCTGGTAGGTGTCCGGCGCGGCCCAGGCGCCCCCGGAGCCTTCCGGGGGCCGCAGGAAGCCTTGCACCAGCTGGCGGCAGAGGTCGTCGGGGGAGCCGCTTGGGTTCCAGTTGAGCAGCCCCAGGACGGCCTCGCCGATGAAGTTGACCGTCGAGCCCACTTCACAGAACCAGATCTGCGTGTCGTCGATGACCTTAGCCCAGCTGCGCGCCTGGATCGTCCAGCTGCGTACAGTCGTGCCCTGGCCGGTCACCTGGGTAGCCGGGGTGATCCGGTCGATCAGGCCGAAGTCGACGACGTGGCGAATCCCATTCGTCCACGCGTAGAGCTCCCACCAGTCGTCGTCGCGCAGGATCTCGTCCCAGCCCGAGGCGGCCTGGGTCTCGGTCAGCTCTTGCGTCCAGAGCAGCTGGAAGGTCACCTGGGCTGCGAAGACCCCGCCGCCCTTGCTGTGGCGGTACTCGACCGCTTGGAGCGGGTGCGGCACGAGATCGAGGGGCAGCTTGTACACGTTCGCGGGCAAGCCCCAGGCGCGTGCGTGCGTGTAGAAGTGCAGCTCCGCGGCGTCATGGCGGAAGAAGGCGGTCACCGCCCTGTCACTCGGTTGTAAGGCACGACCGGACCGGTGTCAGGGAGCTTTTTCAAGGCCCGGTCCAGCACAGTAGCGACTTTCTCTACACCAACAGCGAGCAGACTAAACAGACCTGACAGTTTATCCGTGGACTCGATCATCTTGAGCTGCGCGGCTTGCAGCCGAAGATCGGTCTGGGCGAAGCCCTTGCCGAGCTTCAATTCTCGCGCCTTCAGATCGGCCTCACCTTCGGGGATACCCTGGCCGTATGCGCCTCGCCGCAGTTGCGCCATAGCCTCCATCTCTTCCGCGGTCCCCGCTCCGACCTCCCCGCGGGTCAGCCCGCCAGCCAGGGTTCGTGCTTGCTTCTGATTCACCTGCACACCGAGCCGCTGCATGACTCGCTGGGTGATCAGACCCTTCTCCCATTGGTCACCACCAGCCTTGCCCACGATCTCCAGGAACCTTCCCATGTATTTGCTGGGGTCATGCTCCAGTTTTTCCAGGGCTTCCGCGTAACCGCTCGCACCGGAGCCCGGCTCCCACCCCGCGGCACGAATCGCGGCAACTCCGATCGCGTCCTGGGCGCCGGACATGCCGATCCCGCGCAGACCTCGATACGTGCCTGTAACCACCCGAGAGGCTTGCTGATTACCCTTTCCGAATCCTGTGATTTCGTGGTCGCCTCGCCCCGCCAACCCGGTGATCAGACTGGTCACACCCGGGTAGTTCACCGCGTCCCCACCGGCCGCCGCTTCCTGTGCCAGGTTGACCTGATAGGCCAGAAACTCGGGGGCGTCTGACCCGGTCAGGTTCATTCCGGCAGCGGAGCTGGTCAACCGGGCCAGGGTGTCGCCCCAAATGCCGGGGGACCGCCCCCCGTAACCTGCGCGCAACGTGCGGTAGAGGCCCCCCGTCGTGCCCAGATCCACCCCCATGGATCGCCCGGCCAAAGCCGCCCCCCAGGAAGCGTTGCTCGGGCCACCCCCACCGGTCTGCTGGGTCAGACCCGCCAAGGTCTGCAGCGTCTCCGCAGGACCCAGGCCATAGTTGACGCCTGTGTTTTCGTACACCTCCAGCATGGCGGGCTGCGGCAGGAACGCGGCCGCTTCGGCCGCAGTGCGGTAGTAGCCGCGCGCGCTCTTGGCCGCGCTGGAGGCCAGACGTGTGCCCATCTTATAAATGGGCTCGAACGCCTCCATAGCTATAGGCAGCCCCGGAAGAATGGTACCCAAAGGTATCCCGGCCCCTTTCAGGACACCCCAGAGACTATTTCCGAGCCCCTCGATCCCGAATGGGGCCCCGGAAGAGACCCAATTTTGTGCCTGGTTTACCCCCCAGATCGCGGTGCCTGCCAGCCCGGCTTGCCCGACGATCCCAGATCGCCCTATGAGAGTCTGGAGCATCGGCCCAAGACTACTAGCAGCCGAGCCCTGCGCCGGCGCCCCACTGCTTGCCGCGGACGGGGAACCGACACCTCCCCCCACCAAGCCGTTCCCGCCGATCCAACGCCCGTCTGGGCCTCTTGCCAGGCCCGCCCACCCACTGCCGCCACCCCCGGGGAACGGTGGGGGGCTGCTCGGGGGCAACCCGACTCCGCCAGGGGGAGCTGGTGCAGCAGCCCCACCACCTCCGCCGCCTCCTCCGCCGCCGCCGCCCGACCCGTTCCGGTTCATCTTCTCTTGCGTCTGACAGATCCGCTCGAGGATCGTGTCGAGGTCCTCGAGCCGGTCGATCAGGCGCTCGACCCCCTTCGTGTCGAAGGTGCGGTCCAGGGCCCGGCCGGCACGGTCCAGCTTGCTGGTATCCGCCTCGATCTCGAGGATGGTCTGGTGCTTCTGCGTCGTCACCGGTTACGCCCCGCACCACGCGGAGAGCTCCGCCTCGGTGCCGTTGAACAGGTTGAGGTCCAGGTCGCCGGTGTGGAACAGCAATCGACCCTTGCCTGTCCACTGCCAAAACAGCCAGGTCGGCCAAGGGGCCAGTTTCGTCGGACCCTTGGAGTCGATCGGCTCCTGCGGCTTGGATTCGCACGGGTACTGCGCGATCCAGAGGGGCCACTCGGCCAGCGCCGGGGAGCGCGCCAGCTTGGTCATCCAGAAGTTGGGGCCAGTATACAAGAGTGGGTGCCGGCCACTCAGCCGCTCGATCTCCTGCAGGAAGGCCCGAGCCCATTGCGTGAGGGCCCCAGGGGTCAGGTTGGGGTCTGTCTCCTCCAGGTCGAGCACGGGGGGCACGTCTCGGGGCTGCCACGGCCCGGAGATCTCGAACATGAGCGCGGCCTCCCGCTGGGGGTCACGCGCGGTCGCGTCGGGGTGGGCGAAGTGGTAGGCGCCCATGTGCAACCCGAGGTCTCGGCCGGCCTTGTAGCGTGCCTGGTAGACCTTCGACTTGGTCTTGTTGCCCTCGCTCGTCTTCAGGAAGCAGAAGCTGTAGCCCGCGGCCTGCGCGGCAGCCAGCCAGGTCTTGGGCTCGAGGATCGTCTGGTAGGCGGAGAGATCGAGGCCTCGTGCGCGGCGCATGGGATTCACCTCATGCTCAGGTCCGGGTCTTCGCCCCGGGCCAGCTGCTCTTCCCAAAGGTCCGTGAGCGAGTCGCCGGTCTTCTTGGCGCGGTAGGTGCGATCCGCTCGGGCCGCCGATTCCCAGAGCCCCTGCTCCGGGTCTTCTTGGGGCGGCTCTTCCTCTTCCTCCTCCTCGTACCAGATCCGGAACTCCTCGAGCTCCAGGATCAGGTCGCGCCAGGTCGGGTCATCCCCACCGTGCACCGGCTGCCGGGCACGCTCAGCCCTCCAGCGAAGAAGCCTCCCCTCCGGACTGCTCAGCCGGGCTCTCGCTTCGGCCCGGATCCGGGCCGGATCGAAAAAACACGTGCCAGTGCTGCAGGATCTTCTCGTAGACCGCAGAGATCACGTCCTCTCCGTAGAACGAGCTCGGATCGTTGAACCAGGGGGGCCGGCCGACGAGCAGCACCTCGAAGGTAGCCAGCACCTCGATCCGTCGCCGCACCACCGGGGGGATCGAATCCCAGGGGGACCCACCGGCCCGCATGGCCGAGACCAGGCCGATCGTGGTGTTGTCGGCCAGGGTGGGGGCCTTCGCGCGGAAGGCACCGGTGTAGCGCTTGCCAGTGACCCGGTCCACGACGTCAATGTTGAACACGGCCTGGGGCTTGGTGAAGTCCTCCAGGCCGGATTCGTCCTGCTTCGCGGCCAGCTGCTTGAGCGCCGCGGCCTCTGGGCTGCCCATGGTCTATCCCCTTCCCACGCTCGGATCAGAGCTCCGAGGCGTCCTTGATCGACCGCGCGACCGCGGTCACGTCTGTGCCGGACAGGTTGCCCGCGTCGATCGCGATGTTCTGCTCCGCGATCTTGACCCCGAGGATCTGGAACAGCGGGGTGGACTCGACGTTGTCCTCGATGACCACCGTCAGCTCCTCGAACCCCAGGATCTCCTTGAGCCGATCGCCCTCGGCCGGGCCGCCCTTCGGGAACAGCCCAAGCTGCTGCAGGCTCTTGCCCAGGATCGTCAGGGTGGTGAAGGACAGGCTCACGTCGTACGTGTTCGGCACGTGCTCCGCGACCTCGATCTCGTCCAGCACCCGAGTCGGCTGGTAGCCGATTGCGGTGCGCGCCCGGATCCCGGTGGCCCAGCCGATCTTCTGCCCCTTGATCAGCAGCCGGGCCCGGGCCCCGCTGATCGTCCTACCGCGTTCGTAACCCATGGGTCACACCTCCCGCGGCTCAGGCCGCGGCCTCGTACTGGTACAGGTGGGCGTTGATCGGGATGAAGTTCAGCGGCACCCCGCCCGGGGCAACCTCAAAGCTCACCCGGATCTCGTCTCCCGTCAGGACCATCGAGATGTTCCGCCACTCGAGGATCCAGCGTTGGTTCACCGCGTACTCGAGCCCCTGAACCAGCAGGCTGTGCGTCGCGGTCAGGGTCCCCGCGAAATTGAGCGAGCCGATCATCGTGTCGAGCCAGCTGCGCAGGTTGCGGATGAACACGTTGACCGCCTGATTGCAGCTCGCCTCGATGTACGCCAGGTTCGTGCCTTGCAGGTAGCTGGTGATCCCGCGCACCCAGCGGAAGCCGACCCCGGGCACCTCCTCCGCGAAGCAGAGGCCCGCGTCGAGCAGCTCCTCGCGGTCGTCGGTGGGGTTCCAGTCGCAGCCGGTGCCCTCGACCACGTCCACGACGTTCAGGAGCTTGCGGGTCAGAGGGGTCCCGACCGCACCCCCGGCCTGCATGCCCGCGGCGATGACGGCCTGCGCGTACGGCTCGAAGGTGGTGAGCACCCCGTTGCTGTCGTAGCGCTGGACGTCCTGGGCGCAGACCTGGACGTTGCGATCGTTCAGGGCCTGGATCAGGAGCTTGAGGTTGGCCTTGGTCGTGCCGCTCGGCAGGCCCACCTTGGCATCGCACTCGGTCCGGAGGGTCTGCGCCCGAGCCCGGGTCTGCGCCTTGATCGCGGCGTGGACCGCGGCGTTGCTGGTGAGTGGGACGATCGTGCCCGGCTCCCCGGACAGGCGGATCGCAGCGATCGCGGCGAGCCAGTGCGCGTAGGCCGAGACGCCCTCCCCGCCGCCGGCCAGGTAGACGTCCGCGACCGTGTCCGCGGGCAGGCCGGTGGCGCCGTCCGGACGGGAGACCGTGATGTACTGCGATGCCGCGTTGACCGCCCGGATCAGCTCCTCGAGCTTCGCGTACAGGTTGACGGTCACGCCGAGCACGGAGAGGGGCTGCGCGCTGCCGTAGCTGGCCACCGTGGGGTTGTCGAGATCGGAGATCAGGTCGGTCGTCGGAGCCCCGGTCAGCACGGTCCCGGTGAAGCCCGACGCCGCGGTGAAGCAGTCTGCGACCTGCTGCATGGTCGAGATCCCGCCCGAGATCGGGTAGGCCGCGGTCACGTGGACGTGCCGCGCCGCCTCGAGGTCGCCGGTGTAGATCCCGGTGATCCTCGTCCAGGTGCCGGTGGTAGCCACCACTGCCGCACCCGCGAGGGTCAGCACCTCGCGTTGTACAGCGCCCGCGAGGTCGAGACCAACCAGCATGACCTGGCGCGTGGTGCCCGCGTCCGCGGCCACGGAGACCGTGGTATTGTCCACCGGCATGTCGAGGGCGTAGTACCCCTCGGTGGGACCGGCCAACAGCCCCGAGGTGAGCTTGCCCACCGGGATCGACTGCGCGGTGGTAGGCGCCTCGTCGGAGATCGTGATGATCCCGACCGCATAGGTCAGGATCGTAGCGGAGAAGACCTTGGACCAGGTCTTTGTGCCGAAGACAGCCGTGGTACCCAAGGCCGCGTCCGTGGTGATCGTCTCGGTCTGGTAGCTGCCGGCCACATCGAGCCCGTGCACAGCCACGGCCAAGCTGACATCCGCGGCCGACCCCGAGACAACACGAGCCCGGTTGCCGGAGACGAACGCGGCGGTGTAGGTGCCGAAGAGCGCCTTGGAGACCGCGTTGGCGTTCGAGGCGGTCATCCGGGCGTCCACGGCCACCACGCGGTTGGTGGTGGGCCCGAGGGTCACGGTGCGTAGCGGGTCAACTCCGCCCACCTCGATCTGCTCGATCTTGCTCCAGCTCTTGAATCCGGAGACGGCCACGGCACCCGCGAGGGTGATCACTTCGGTCTGGACGTTGCCTGAAGCGTCCCGGCCGCGCAGCACCACCGGATCGGTGGTCGCGCCCGAGGCCACGAGGTAGACGGGCCGGTTGGCCACCGGGAGGTTGCCCAGATTCGGGACGTGCCGGGTCTCGCTGTAGAGGCCGGCGTCCCAATCGGAAGTGGAAGCGCCGAAGTGCAGGGTGAGGCAGGTATTGCCGTGCGCGTCCGCGACGGTGAGGTCGCCTGTGGACGCAGCCGCGCTCAGCTTGGCCGCGGTCACACGCTGCCACTTCTTCGCGGTCGTGTAGGCCGCGGCGGCGATGAGCCCGGCCTCGTAGGTGGGCTCGCCGTCGCTGTCGATCCCGTAGATCGTGATCGTATGGCCGTTGTTCGCGGCGTTGCACGCGACCACGGCCGCGTCACCCGCGGTGAAGGTCACGCCTGTGGGCGCGTCGGCCATGGCCGTCTTCGCAGCCTCGACGTAGACCTTGTCGGGGTTGAGCAGCGCGTCCACGCCGACCCGCAGGCCGGCCACGTCGTAGCCGAGGCCGCCGCCGGTCGAGTAGGCCAGGCTCAGCCAGGGGTCCCCGCCGATCTCGTCGTAGAGCTCCGAGTCGGACTCGAAGTAGACGGCCAGCTCCGCGGTCCCGGTGGGCAGGGCCCCGGTCAGGTCCTTGGCCAGATGAATCTGGTTGGCGAACTGCCCGTAATCCTTGCTCTGCACGAGCAGCGCGTTGCCGTCCACGTTGGTCAGCATGGCCTGGGCGCGGGTCGCGGGGTTGACTTTGACGGCCAGCACCTTGAGCGCGCCGCCCACCACCGCGTCGTTGCTGGGGTCGAAGGCGATCAGCCCCATCTCGCGCAAGGGGCCGGAGCGGAACGTGTCGAGCACGGCCTGCGGAGACGTGCAGGAGACGATCTGCGCGGCCGCGCCGCCCCCCTCGGCCTCACCGAGCAGGGCCACCACGCCGAGCGCGGTGGGGGACAGCCGGCCCATGCCAGAGGCATCGACCAGGGAATAGGCGCCCGGCACGCCTGTGTAGATGGCGCCGAGAACGAGCTTCGTGACCATGACCTCACCTCACCGGTTCGGCCCGGAAGGCCGAGTAAAGCGAATCCCATTCGCCTGGGCTGCGCGCCTCGCGGGCTCTCGCCCCGAGCCACGAGGCGAAGGCCGCGCCGGCCTCCGCCCGCAGCTTGTTCCGAGCGATCCAGATCTGCAGGCTCAGCTTCACGGCCACACCTCCGGGTCCACGGGGGTCACTGCGCCCCCGGCGTCCACGTGGCGCAGGTCCAGCGTGGCGATCTTGGTGAACGGCTCGCTCTCGACCGCCTCTTCGACGCGGCAGACGAGGTTGAGGGTCCGCGTGAAGGCGATCTCGGGGGCCAGCTCCATGGGCTCGAGATCCTGGCAGCTGTAGCCCGCGACCTCCATAAAATGCCGCCGGAACCACGTCAGCCGGCGCAGGACGATCGCCTTCAGGATCTTGTTGTACCAGATCGACATGTCGGGTGTCACCCCACACGACCAGATCGGGTAGGTGCGCCGCTCGAGAGAGCCGATCAGCTCGAGCCCGGAGCCGGAGGGGGCGTCGTCGGACTCCGTCAGGAAGTCCCCGAGGAGTTGTTTCTCCTGCTGCTCGTCCCCGAGGATGATGGCCCAGCAAGGCAGGTGCGTGCCCGCGTACGGGTAGCCGTGCCGGATCTTGGGGGGGAACTGCGTGAGGGTAGCCTTGATTGTGGCCAGCTCCGCCGCGTCGATCCGGAAGACGTCGCCCTCGGGCTGGAAGACCTTGTCGAGCAGCGCCAGGTTCGCGCGGATCGACGCCAGGTCCAGGGTGAGCGCGGTGAAGATCAGTCGCTCGATCACACGGCACCTCCCACCGCGTCGTTCCACACGGCCTCGGAGATCTTGCCCAGGTATTCGGCAACCTTCAGGTGCAGCTGCCGGGCCTGAATCCCCGGGTGCATCCAGCCGGTCTTCTGCCGGGTCGAGATGGTGCGCCAGGTCATGTACTGCGTCTGGATGGCCGACTCGTACGCCGACTGCTCCCGCACCATGCCCGCGAACGGACTGCTCTTGTGGTGCGGCTGGAGCTTGCCGATCCCCAGAGATTCGATCGTCTTCTCGGCCAGGCGCGCGCCCCACAAGGTCCCCGAGGTCTGGGTCCGCACGGTCGGTGACAACTGCTTCGCGACGCTGTGCAGCAGATCGGCCAGCCGGCGCCGCTCCTGGACTCCCAGCGTCGCACCGAACGAGGCTCCGGAGCCAGGCTTGTACTGCTCCATCATGGTCGGGAAGGCGCGCCCGGTAGTGCCCGGGGTCCCGTGCCGCATGGGGATCGTGTTGTAGTAGCCGACCACAAAGCCGTTCTTCAAGATCGGCTTGCGGTTCTTGGCCTCGGGATTCCAGCACAGAGCCGCGCGCAGGTCGTAGGCCGGATGGCCCTGCTCGACCATGTTGGGCAGCACACCCTCGAGCACGATACGTCCGCGCCGCCCCTCGATCTCCGCCTCCTGGATCGCGTTGATGTAGGTCGAGCTGGTGGTCTTCAGCTCCGTCTGGCCCAGCCGGATCCACTCGTCTCGCGCCGCGCCCGTCAACGCCTGGATGACCTTGCGGCCGATGGCGGCAGGATTGCCGAGCACCGCGGTCAGGGCCACCGGCGCGAGCCGGTCCGCGTTGATCGAGATGAACTGGCCACGCCGGATCATAGCAGGAAGTCCAGCTTCACCGCGGCGCGCTGAGGCAGCTGGCCGAAGTGGTTGACCCCGCGTAGACCGAACTCCTTGGGTGGGAAACGGTGCCCGACCGTGGCCCGGGGGAGATCCTGGATGATCCAGCGCGGGTGGAAGTGGTAGCGCAAGGAGTAGCGAATCCCATTCGCCGGCCCCTTGCCCGGGAGCCAGGTCAAGGTGCCCTGCAGCAGGTCAAGGGTGTAGTCGGCGCGCTCTCGGTAGCGGGCCGTGGTCGAGCGGCAGTCGAGGAGCTTGACGATGGGGTAACGCAGCTGGGTGGACTCGTCTCGGCCCACAGCCAAGGTCGAGCTGGTCCCGCGCACGATCATCTGGTCGTACGGCATGACCGCGTCCACCATGACCAACCGATCCCAGTAACCGAGCTCCACGTCAGACCGGACCGACAGCGTGGCCGACCCGGACAGCCAGGTGCCCTCCTTGTGCCGCTGATCATCCGCGCCCATGGCGCTCAGCAAGCCGCGGATGCGCTCCCCGCCCGCGAAGTCCACCGAGCCCACAGCGTCGAGGCAGCCCTCGGGAAACTTTTCCGGGTGGGGGTGGACGTAGCGCCAGCCAGGCAGGTTGCCCAGCACGCCGTAGCAGTAGATGCAGGTGGGGTCCGGCTGCTCCGTCTGCGTGTTGGCCCGACACGGGCACCTCGTGGCCCGGGCCCAGGTCAGATCGTAGGCCTGCCGAGAGTCGAGCAAGGCCTGCATGATGTCCCGCCGGATGTAGGCCGCGGCTCGCTTGTTGACGATTCCATCGTCCATGATCAGGTAGCGGGACGGAAAGCGGCTCATGCGACCACCGCGCGAATCCCGTGGTAGTAGCGGCGGATCGCAGGCAGGCGCTCCTTGATCTCCTTGGTGTACTGGATCAGCCGGGCGCCGTAACCGGCATTGGTCGCGCTCGAGGTGGTCGAGTAGCTCTGCGAGATCCCGTCCTGCGACAGGCTGGCCGAGGCGATGCCCGCGCCCCCGAGCATGTCGCCCGCGATGTTGAGGGGCCCGAAGCTCGCCCGGTAGGCGATCAGGTTCTTGAACTCGGGCGGGATGCTCCGGATCGGGAAGCCGTGCCGGTAGGTCACCCGGATGTAGTCCGGCACCCGGGAGAACATGCGGATCAGCAGCGAGCCGAAGTTGCCGGGGGTCGTGAGCATCGCGGTTCCGAGGCTGCCCGCGGTCGGTACAAGCTGGATCTGGCCGCTCGGCAGATCGATGTGGATCCAGGCCGCCGGCACCGCGAACACGGACTGGTTGCCCAGCACGAACTCGATCGAGTCGATTGCCAGGATCGGCACGTGCTTGAGCTGCAGGAAGCACCAGGCATCGTAATCCGCGACGTTGAAGTCCTGGACCTCCACCTGCGCCGCGGGCTTGAGGGAGATGTCGATCTCCCGCTCGAACCAGCCGATGGCGTCCCGGATGTAACCCTCGAACATATCACGAGAATACGGTTTGCCGGTGTCGTCCGTGAGGTTGACGCCGAACAGGTAGTACTCCTTCAACTCGTCCACGGTCAGCACGGTCGTGTAGTCCGGAGGGTCGTTCTTGAAGGGCGGGCCCAGCGGACCGTCGATCAGCTTGGTCGAGTTGTAGTAGTTGGCGCGGTACCATTGCCCGGCCGCGACCCCGGCCATGAAAAACTCATAGAACACCCGGTTGTCCACGAGCTCGATCCGGGTGAGCGCGGTGGTCACCTCCGCGTACGTGCCGCCCCGGGTGGCCGAGCTCCAGATCTTGATCTGGTCGAACAGCTGGAGCACCCACGGGCCGAGGTCCGCGTCCACCCGCACCAGCAGGGATGTGTCTACCACGGTCGGCGCGTTCTGGGGGTCTGCAATGAACTTCCGGGAGTCAGCGATCGGGGGGGTGTACGCCCAATAGGTGAAGTCCTGCCGGACGGCCTCGGGGATCTGCCCCTCGACGTCGAGCTTGAGCCGGGGGATCTGGACGCGGACGGACATTCCACGCCGGAGCTCGATCTCCCAATAGCCGCTCGAGTTGGTGAAGACCTCCTCGTCGTAGTCGAGCTCCACCTCCCCGTGGACTGCTCCTCCCACAGGCTCTGTGGTGATCCCGCCCTCGGCCCGGGCGTACGGGGCGCCGACCAGCACCTGGACGTTGTTGGCGGGTGAGCCGTCTGCGCTGATGACGAAGCCGTACAGGACGCAGTTGCGGGCATCGAGGGGAACGGGGTTGGGCCACGCCATTCAGGGTACCTCCACCCCCAAGTCTAGCAGGATCAGGTCTCCTGGTCGATCGGCACTACGACCGCGTAGTTGTCCACCTTGTCCAGATTGAGCACCCGCAGCTCGAGCGCGTCGTCTGGGAGGTGCACCACGAGGGTCTCGTGGTTGAGCAGCTCGAAGTCCCAGGTGGTCGCGTCGGGGGTAAGATCGATTCCACATCGCCCCTGCCAGGCCAGGGAGACCTGCACATCTCGCCCGGCCAGGCTGGACACGTCCACGATCCCCACAGCCGCGGGTGCAATAGCCGCAGACGAGAGGATCGTCCCACCGATCCCGAAGAGGGCGAGCCCGCGCTGGGCCGACACCCGACGATCGGTTGACCCCAGACCCGCGAAGGATCTGGAGGCCCGATCTGCGATGTCGCCAGGCAGACCCATCAGGTCTCCTGGTCGATCGGCACCACCACGAACGCCCAAGCGCCGCCGACGCCCCAGCCCTGGATGGTCGAGGCGTCGTCGGGGAGGTGCACCGGCTGCACAGGCCCCGCGGGCAGGGAGAAGTGCCAGATGGCCGCAGTGGGCGCGGCGTTGATCCGGAAGCGTGTCACGCCCTCACAGGAGACGTAGACGTCCCGGTTCGTGTAGTCCGCGATGCTCACCGCGGCCCCCGCAGCCCCGTTGCCTGCGGTGCCGGTGATCGGCGCCCCGCCGATCCCGATGATCGGGATCATACGCCGGGCCGAGACCCGCTGATTGGCCGATCCCAGCCCGGCGTAGCTTCGGATGATTCGATCGGCGATGTCCTTGATCAGACTCACCAGCCCCTCCCAGCACGATCAGGAGATCGTGATCGTGCCCTTGGCCAGCTCGATCGCGACGACCACACCCGCGGTCCCGTTGGTGCCGTCTTCGCCCACGGTACCGGTCCCGTTCTTGGCCCCGCCGATACCCTTGGTGCCGCCCGGCGCGGTGATCGTGCCGGTGTTGGTCAGGGTCTCGCAGAGCAGGTACACGTAGCCACCGCCGCCGCCCGAGCCACCGCCACCGCCGCCCGTGTTGCCCGAGGCCTCGCCGTTGCCGCCGTTGCCCCCCGCCCCGCCCGGGGAGGAGATCGAACCCGCGTTGGTGACGATGCGCGCCCGGATCTCGACCGGAGCGCCGCCCGCCCCGGACCCGCCGCCACCGCCACCACCGCCGTCGCCACCCGCCCCGCCCGGGGCCCCTCCACCGCCCCCACCGGACGCGCCGCCCTGCGCGGACTCACCCGCGGAGCCCCGGGTGCAGCGGGGGACGATCGAGTGGGTCGGAGCCGACGCGCACGCGGCCAAGGCACCACCTGCGCCAACCGCGCCGCCGCCACCGGTACCGGAGGTGCCGCCCGCGGCCGCGCCCCCGCCCATGCCGACCGAGGCCGCGCCGGCTGCACCTGCGTTGCCGGCCGCGCCCGTGTTGCCGCCGATCCCGCCTGCCGAACCGACCAGCGCGATGGCCAGGGAGGGGTTGGCCGCGGTGTAGGCCGCGGTCCCGGCCGCACCTGCAGCACCACCCACACCGGCCGCACCGTTGCCCCCGGCACCGCCCGCCACGGGGGTCTTGCCGTTGATCGCCCCGGTCGCGGCCACGCTGACCGTCCCGGTCGCGTGCAGCCGGCAGCCGTTCAGCTCCAGGGTCCCGCCCGCGGCCACGGTCACGTCGGTCGCGTAGGTGTCCTTGGTCAGGCTGGTCGTGCCCGCGCCGACGTTCAGGGCCCCGTCCGCACCCGATCCGAACAGGGGCGCGAAGTTCCCGGTGTCCAACTGGCTGGGCTTGAGCTTTCCGTTCGCCATGATGTGTCCTCCGCTGGCCAGCTGCCCGGCCAGGCGTCATCTGTTCGATCAGCGGGCCCAGGCCGACCAGACGATCACGTCACCGGCCGCGAAGAGCGCCAGCGGGTCGGCCAAGCAGACCACCATATGGCCCTGTACGCCGCCGCCTGCCGCCTGCCGGGCCACCACCGAGGCACCCGCATGGCAGATCGAAGCCCCCGCGATCCCGTTGAAGTGTGCCTCGTCGATCTGCACGATCGGCAGGATCGCCATCCCCGAGGTGTCGGTGATCGTGCCGATCACGACCTCGTGCGCGGCCCCGAGGGCCCACTTCGTCACGGCCGCGGCCGTGACGGTGTAAGTGCGACGAGCCACGCGCATCGGGAGCCGATCCAGGCCCGCGATCATGGCTGCACCCGACACCACGGCCGTGCCGAGCGCCGAGACCGCGGACAGCGCCAGGGCCGTGGTGACGTCCTTGCCAGCGAGCAGTGCGGTGACCCCGTCTCCTGCCAACACGGCCGCAGCCACACGGCCGGTGTCGGCCACGATCGCGGCCACCAGCACGGGGATCGCGACCGCGGGAGCCCACGGCCCCGCGCCCGACCCCGTCATGCCAACCTTGACGTTGCCCGGCACCACCGCGCCGGCCTCCTGGAACTCGTAGGTGCGGGTCCCGATGGTGACCGTGTCACCCGCGGTGATGTTGCCGTTGTTGTAGTACCAGCCGAAGCTGGACTGCGCGTGGACCCGGGTCAGGTACGTGTCGTTGACGTCCGTCGTGTTCGCGGTCATCCCCATGGCTGGAACCGTCCAGTCGGTACCCACCATGTGCAGGTAGCCTGCAGTGGCACCGGCCTCGGTCAGCGCGCCGCCGGTGAGGGTGCAGCTGGTGACCTTGAGGGCCCACGCACCCACCGAACCGGCGACGATCGACAGCCGCCCGGTGCAGCCGTTCAACTCGAGCGGGTTGGTGTGCGCGCTGGCGCTGTCATTGCGCTCCAGGGTGAGCGTGCCGATCCCGAAGACACATCGGTCGAAGGTGATCCGCGCGGTCGCGGTCGCGTCGTTGGTGTTGACGACGCCGTACCCGCTCACGCCCGCGACGAACTCGCAGAGCAGGAATCGGATCACGGTGCCGTTCGCGCCCGCGGGCAGGCCGGAAACCCCTAGGGTGATGTTGGTGTTGCCGTTGTAGCCCTGGATCTTGCAGCCGAAGATCACGATGGGGTAGGCCGCGGAGAGCAGCCCAGCGCCGAAGGTGAGCGCGGCCGCGCCGGCCGAACCGCCCGCGTTGGTGATCGTGACCGTGCCGGGCACCTTGGCGAAGATCGACACGGGCGCGGCGAAGACCAGGTAATCGGTGTACGTGCCCGGCTCGATCAGGATCGAGTCGCCCGCGACGGCCTTGGTCAATGCGTAGGCGATCGTCGCCCACGGCTGCGACTCGGAGCCGTCGTGCTCGTCCACCGGGTCGTCGGAGCCCCGCGTTGCGGAGACCACGATCGACTTCTTCGCGGCCACGGCCGTATCGGAATCCTCGATCGCCTCGATCAGCCGGAAGAAGTCCACGAGCTCCCGGGTCTGATCCAGGGCCGCGATGATGCGCAGTGCGTGTTCGCTCAGCATGGGCTACCTCACTCCTGCCAGCCTTCGGGCAGCCCGAGCAGCCGGCCGACGATCTTGGGGACGGACTCTTTGATGCTGGCCTTGCCACCGTGCCGGGTCAGCAGGTCGTAGAAGGGCTTGCGCCCCCGACCCGCACCCGCGGCGAGCAGCCGGTGGCCCTCCGCGATCCGCTGATCCTGAGTGGCCGTCTTCGGGTCGATCTGCAGCTGGGCCAGGGGGTCTGCGACCGGCTCCGCCTTCTGCAGCTCCTCAGCCACAGGCGAATGGGATTCGCCTTCCGCGGGCTCCTCCTGAAGGAACGGATCCTCGAAGGGCTCCTCCTCCCGGGGCAGCCGCATCGGGATGGGCTCGGGGGTCGGCTGCTCCGCCTGGCGCGCCTGCAGCTCCCGCCGAAGCTCCTCGGGAAGGACCGGAGGTGCGGAGATCTCCGGCTCGTCGTGGATGCCGAACAGGTCGTCGAGCCGCTGCCGGAGCGACACATCGCTCCGCATGGCCTGGAGCAACGTCTGGATGCAGAGATCGATGGCAGGGGGGGTGGCTTTGACGACCTCCCGCTGGATCAGCAGCCGCGCGGCGTCGATCTCCGCGGGGTCGTGCAGGTGCTTGACCGCGCCGGTGCCGAGCAACTTCTGCGAGACCTCGTAGGTGAGCTCCCCGAGCACCAGACAGGACACGGGATCGATCCGCCATTCCTTGCCGCCGGCCCAGATGCTCTTGGGGGGCTTGCCCTCCGTCCACTTCAGCAGCATGACCCTTCCCTCCTCACCTCATTGGATCGCCAGGAGGGCTCGCAAGAGACCTCCTGGCGAAGTGGGCTGACCCGAGCTCGCCGGCTCAGATCACGACCCGAGGGCTCAGACCAGCGGCCCGAGGTTGATGATCATCCCGTTCTTGCGCGGCGCGAACAGCTCGAGCGCGCCGTAGAGCACCATGGCGAAACGGGTGCTCAGGTCGATCTGGGCCAGGTTGATCTTCAGCAGCGGGAGCAGCTGGAGCCAGGCCATCGACTGCAGGTTGCGCTGGATCCAGTAGGCTCGGCCGGTGCCCGGCAGGAACCGGTTGGTGTCCTGGATCGTCTGGGCCGCGCCGGTGCGCCGGACCCGCATGATGAACTTGCAGTTGCCGGCCGCGGCAGCCGCGCCGCGCAGGGAGCGGTAGACCTCGTAATGGGTCGTCACGCCGGCCGGGGAGCCGTCCACGATCGGGATGTCCACCTCGTCGCCCACGGCCACCGCGACCGGGCCGATCGCCAGGGGGGCGCTCTTGCCATAGCGGTTGCAGGCCACCACCTCGAAGCAGTAGTTGCCCACGCCGTCCACGCCCGCAGGAGCCGAGCGGCCCTGCACCGCGCCGCCGAAGCCGGGACCGGTGGTCGCGACCGCGAGGGCGGGGGTCGTCACGCCCGCGCCGCCGAGCACCGGGGGCGCGGGGCGCTTCAGGGTGGAGCCCGTGCCGGCCTGGTTGGTGAGCCAGCTCATCCGGATGAACTTCGAGGGCTTCAGGTCCACCAGACCGAACGGCGAGTTCCACTTGTTGACGACGTTGCCGGCCGTGCCCGTGCTGCTCAGGTCCCCGCGGGCGAGCGGGTAGAACAGCTTGGAGAAGTCCTTGTGGACGGTGAACGGCATGTAGCAGTCGGTCACGGTCCCGTGGTTGGGGTCGTCGGAGATGTAGGTCACCATGTCCGACGCCAGGTCCTTGCTCAGGTTGCCGTAGCGCGCATCCTGCATGAGGTTGGTGCCGAGCACCGTGTTGTGGTCGGTGAGCCAGGCCGCGGAGCCGATCGCGTTGCTCGCGCCGGTCGCGTAGCCGCACACGCCGTCCACGAACTTGCGCTCGAAGCCGTCGAACTCGACCGCGTCCGCGGTCGCGTCGCCGCTCCAGAGGCGCTGCTCGAGGCCGCGCAGCAGCTTGAGGGTGCCGGCCCGGGCCTCGGCCGCGAGCACGCTGTCGGGCAGCGCGTTCTTGATGACCTGCATCGGGTGGGTCACCCGCCGCGTGGTGCCCATGAACTTGATCAGCGTGTAGAGGCGCTCGTACGTCGAGTCGTCCTCTTCGGGCAGCTCGCCCTCGCCGACGAAGATGCCGTCTTCGTTGCCGACGCTGGACAGCCGGTTGAACTCCTGCACGGTGTTCGTGGCGCCCTTCTTGGGGATGTCCTTCCAAAAGACGAGATCCGACTCCCCAAAGGTGACGACCTTCAGGACGTCGTCCAGGGCTTCCACTCTCAGCGGAAATCCACCGCCAGCGGACGCGCCCGGGTTGTTGATGTCCTGGCCGGCCGACAGGGCCTTGGCCAGCTCCCGGATCTCGTCCGGGGTGGAAGAACCGCCGAAGGCGGCGTCGCCGTAGTCGGCCAGGGTGACGAGATTGCTCATTGCGCTTCCTCCTCCGCCCTCAGCCCACGGCTCCGGCGGACCGGTTGGTGATGGTCTTGACCAGGTCGGGGCTCAGGCCCTCGCGCCAGTCCCCGTGGCAGACGCTCAGGCGGGTCAGGGGGCCCTCGAGCGACTTGGCCAGCTCCGTGTTGCCCGCCTTGTAGGCCTCGTCGAACAGGGTGCTGACGATGCCTCGGGCCTGGCGCGCGGTAATGTTCTGGCTCTTCTGCAGCTGCTCGAGCTCGATCGCGCTCGGGCGCCCCTTCTCCAGGTCTCGCACGGAGACCTGGGCCTTGAAGGGCACCGGCTGCCCGGAGACGCGCTCCACCTGCTCGGTCAGGCTCTTGATCAGCCCGTCGGAGCGGCGCCGCTCCGCGAACAGCGACTTGGCCAGGCTGTCGAGGCCTCGGGCCACGCGACGGTTGAACTCCAGCTGGCCGGTCTGCCCGTCTCGGAGCGACTTCGCCAGCTCGCCGACCGAGCCGGTGATCTCCCGGGCGAACGCGGTCAGAAACGGAGTGGCCTCGAAGGCCTCCATCGCGGTCTCCGACTTGAAGAACTCCTCGCCAACCTCTGGCTGGACGTCCTGGGCCGCGAGCAGCTGCTGCAGCTCCACCCGCTCGCTCTTCTCGAGCGCGCCCGCGGCCGCCTTCGCGGCCAGCTCGGACAGGCGAGACGATCCCTGATCGCTCTCGGTCATGGAGATCAAGTAGTCCATCGACTTGGCGAGCTCCTCCTCGTCGGGGGCGAGGGTCAAGGACTTCTCCTCGTCCTCTCCCTCGTCGGGGTCCTCATCCTCATCCTCATCCTCGTCGTCGGGCTCGAGGGCCTTCTTGTAGTTGTCGTCGTCGAGCCCGTCGAAGTCGGCCTTGGCCATGGGGCTGCGACCGAAGCCGCGGCATTTCTCGACGTACTCCTCATGAGACATGCGCTTCATGGGTGCCTCGCTCATCAGCACACCTCACCCATCGCGTGCTTCAGCGAGCACGCGAAGCGGTAAGCCGCGCCGATCGTGGATTCTGGGAGGTTCGGGTATAGGCTGCGCAGCAACGCGTGGCCCTCTTGAGGTGCCAGGCCCTTCTTCTTCCGCTTCCTGGGGCGGGCGCGCAGCACGAGCAGATCGTCCTTGCTGCCCGAGATCTTGGTCTGGCCGTCGAGGGCTTCCCGCCGAAGCGCGAAGCCACCGCCAGGCGCGGCGCCGGGGTTGGCGATCGCGGAGCCGGCCGCCAGGGCCTTGCTCAGCACCACCAGCTCGGTCTCCGCGTTGACAGGACAGAAGGTGATCGCGATCTGCTTGACCACGGCCTTGGTGACGTCGCGCTGATCGAGTGGGTTGCGCTCAAGGGTGGCGCCCTGCACGGAGAAACCCAGCTGGCGCGGGGCCTTCTGATCCTTCAGGTCCTTGGCGATCTTGAAGATCTCCCGGCCGCGCTCCCCGACCAAGGCGCCCTCGACCCACCACCCCGCCACCTTGGCCGCCTGGCCGTTCGGCAGGGTCTCGCCCTTGTGCACCCATCTGACGTCCGCGGTCGGGTAACCGACCACGTGGATCGTCTCCTTGCCGTGGTTGTCGTTGAAGTAGCCCTGCTTCAGGAACGGCCCGAAATCGAGCCCGTCCTTGAGCAAGCGCTCGCCTTCCTGGTCACGATTGGGGGTGCTGACGATGCCGCCGATCCGCATCGACACCTGGCCCCGCTCCGATTTCTCGAAGGGCTGGGCCTGGGTGTAGAAGCAAAAAGAAGCGGTCACGGGACAGCTCCTCCAGCAGCCGAGGGTGAAGGCTGCCGCCAGGCGAACCTGGCTCTAGGAGGAAGCTACCCGTGACCGCGGGGGAGGGCGCTTACCTACGTTCGATTCTTAGGGTAGGTGGGTGTGGGGGGAAGCGTCAACAGAATTCGTCACGCGGGGCGCTCCAGGGCCAGAGGACGTAGCCTGAAATCTCCAGGCCCCACCTCGATCAGGAACGCGCAGGACAGCAACGCGCCTTTCCCCTCTGGGCCTTGCAGCGCCGCGAGCAGATAGGCTGCTTTCTTGGCCCTGGTCAGAGAGGTGTCAACAAGGGCCCGCAGTGCCGCTTGGCTGTAGCGGCGAAAATACTGCAGCGCGGCCTCTCTTTCCGCCATGATTTTGGCGACGCGCTCGTCTGAACTCAGGTCTTCCCACTGCGGGATCCACTTCCAGGAAGGCCCAGATGACATCTCGGTGGAGTACAGTCCCTTTACGACGCCGTCAGGATGCAACGTCACTCCCATCTCCTGCAAGGCCAGGGCGGCCTCCTCCGAGGTAGCGCGTACCTCAGCTGGTAGCATCGCTTCCGCGATGCCCTCCACAGGCGAATGGGATTCGCTCTACTAGAGTCGGAGTCGGCCGGGGGCCGCCGCGCCACATCGGGCACGTGTCCGCGTGGGGCTGGCCTCTCGGCGCGCCGCAGGTGACGCAGGTAGCCGGCCGCAGTGGTGGCAGGTACTCCTCCTCCGCCTCCTCCTCTGCGGTCCCCGCGTTGGTTGGGCCCACGATCCCAGACGGCCCGACCATCGCAGACCCGGCCAACAGGGCCGCGTCGATCTCCGAAGGCTTGGGCGCCTGGGCAGCTTCCGCCAGGGCCTGCAGCTCCTGCATTTTCAGGTAGATCGGGTCGAGCAGCTCGAGGAGCAGACCGGTGAGTTCTCTGCGGTCTTCAGGGGTCATGCTACCAGTTCGCCCCATCATAGGCCGCGGCCCACGCCGCGGCGCTGCCCTCGATCTGGACGACCGGGGTCATCCAGATTCTCTCGATCCCGTGGGCCCTGGCCAACGCGGACCCGAACAGCGGCTCGAGGCCCGCGGCCACGAGCCCCAACTTGCTCGCCCCAAGCCATTCGGACAGCTCGGGGAGCCCCTCGGGGTAGACCCGGATGGCCGGGTCTTCGTCGAGCACCCCCTCCAGGACGATCCTGGAGGGCCCCTCCAGGTACCGGATCCCGGTCGTCTCATCGGTCCGGAACTCCTGCAGGAGCAGGGCCACCGCGTCCACCATGGCCACATCCCAGGCCATCCCGTCGGTGGCCTGGCGCCGACCCTTGCCCAAGCCAGCGAACTGTGGGATGCGCGCACTGGCCGCGCCCCCGCGGGTGTGCCCGAGGCCCAGCGGACCACCCGTACCCTGTTGCTCCACCGCGAGGAGCGCCGCGGCGCGCAGGCGCAGCATCCGTCTATCCTCCGCCGGATCCTCGTCTGGCTCCTCGATGTCCGCCGCGAGCCGGCCGATCCACACCTGGCGGACCGCCTCGTACGCGGTGCGGGCCGCCTCGTTGCGGCGCGCCTGGTGACGCCGCCAGGGGCCACCGGACAGGCGGTCCAGCAGCTTGGCGCTCCTACCCTGGGGGGCTCGCTCGATGGGGGAAGAGTCGGAATCGAGGATCTGCTGCACACTCTGCATGGTCATGGGATCATCCTCCGTAATCGCTTGCGCCGGGCGTCTACGAGGCAAACACCTTCGTCTGACAATTCTGACAATTCTAGGCTTTCCCCGCTTCCTTCCGGGCATCCCACAGGGTGCCCCGCTTCGACCACCCGTAGGGCCCGAAGACGGACCAGGTGCCGTCCTCGTACTCGGCCGCCGGCTGGAGCAATCCAGCCACCGGCGGGGTGTCGGGTGCTGGTCGAGGTGGCCTGATCAATCCTCGTCGTCGGTACCGTCATCCCATGGCCGCAGATGCGTCCGCATGACTTTCCCCTCGACGGAATCCCATTCGAGCTTGCGATCTTCCACGATGCCGCCAAGCCACTCGCTCACCCCGAGATACCAGCCGCCCTCGTCTACGGCCTCGACGGCGAATGGCACCTCGGAGAAGATGGCCGAGACGGTCTGCAGGATCGGATCGGGGCGGGCCCATGCTGTCTCGTACTTCCACCCGTCCGGCAACTCTTTGATCGCGTACGCCGTCCACTTCGTCCCCCAATGATCGCATCGCCACTGGTGCTCCTCGTCGCTCAGGAACATCGGGTTCGGGTCACGGCGCACGGTGGCGGGCATGGGCAGTATCCGATCGAAGCTGAATGCACTGACCGACCCGTCGTCGTTGATGTCGACCCCCTTGAGGACCCCCTTGAGCCGCTCGCGGATTTCCTGCATCTTTTCGGAAGTGCACCGGAAATGGATGTGCTGTGTGATGTGATTCGGCATCTATTCTATCCTCCTGCTCTGCCAGTAGAGAGCCCCAGCACGGCTGAGGCGCCCGGGAGTGGTGAGGTACTCCGGCCCTGGCCCGCATTTCGCCTGCGCTGGCTGCCGGGCGCCACCGTGGCCCGCCGGCTGGATCAATCCAGCCACCGGCGGGGTGAGTGGTCAGCGTTGGGGGCCGTCGTCCACCTCGGCCTCGGCCTCGTCGCAGCCGGAGCAGTAGAGCCCATCGCCCTCCTCCAGGTCGCAGCCGCAGCCCTCGCAGCGGCCGAAGTATTCGACCTTCGGATTCAGGATGTGGAGGATGGTCTCCCCGTCATCGACCTCCTCCCACGCCACATGATCGGAGGCCCCATCTCCCTCCCGCTGTCCCTCCACCTGGTCGATCTGCTCCCACTCCCACTCATCGTCTGCGTCGCGTCGGTAGGTGGTGTGAATGATGCGCATGGTGTCCTCCTGCCTGATCGATCAGAGTGAGGCCCCAGCACGGCTGAGGCGCCCGGGAGTGGTGAGGTACTCCGGCCCTGGCCGGGCTACCGGGGGTCGGACCGCCTCAGCACCACATCCCCGATGGTGCCGATCGAGATGTCACCAGGTATATTTGTCCACCCTTTTTGGGGTGAGGGTTCGTTTTATTATTTCAATCTTGTCCCCTTTGTACTCGAATTTGAATTTGGCCGGCTGCTCCTCTAGGAGCATCGGCACAGATACCTCCCGCACCGGCACGCCGTCGTCGCTCAGCACGTGGTAGTACTGCCAGCCCAGGTGCCCGGTGCGCGCGTGGCGCACCGTCACCTCTTCACCGTTTAACTTGATGGCGAATTCGTCGGGGGTGGTGATCTGGTTCGTCATGGCGTCTGCCTCCTGCTCTCTGCTGTTGCATCCCGGACCCCCGGAGGGGTTTCGGCCAGCGCCCTGGCCTCATCAGCGGGTCTCTACCTGCCAGCCCTCGCCATCTTCCATGCCTCGTACCGCTGCTCCGCCTCTCCGCCCTTGTCGTAGCGGGCATCGTGGCTGATGTCCGGCTGCTTGGCCCCGTTGCGGGCCGCTTCGACCGCCTTCATGGGGGTCCTGCCGTAGTAGCACTGGCCGGGCCGGTAGGTGTCGGTCACCAGGTACTTCTGCCCACCCTTGCCCTTCTCCCACCACCCGGTCGTCTCGGTGATGGTCAGCTCCCCGGGGTACAGGTCGTCGAGGTACCGCTGGGCCCTGTCGAGGTGCGTGTACATGGTGCCCTCCGTCTCTTCTCCCCTTCCCCTCCTCCCCTTCCTTCACTACCAACATAGGTACGACGGGGATGTCTGTCAAGGGGTTGTTTTCGAGAGGGCGAAGATTTTTTTCAGAGGGGGCGCGCGGCCCGCCGAACCACGACCTTCACCGGGGGGCGCTCCCGGGCCGGCTCGACCAGGGGGATCTTGACCAGCTCGCCGCAGTGGCGACAGCGTACGTGGACGCCCGTCGAGCCGACCTTCAGGATCTTCGTTCGGACACACCAGCCCGCGCCGGGCTCATCGGTGTCGTTCTGCGCGATGATCGAGCCGCACTTCTGGCAGGTGATGTGGGGGAAGCTCACGGGCGAATCCCATTCGCCTGGGTTGCCACCTTCTCGAGCAGCGACTTGGGTGCCAGCCGGCCCTCGTCGTCGAAGCCCCAGCCTTGTGGGACGTGGAGCACCTGGCAACGACAGTTGCTCGCGACAAGTGTAGATGCTACAATCCAACCCAACGGCGATTGGAGGTCGTACACATGACCAGAAAATCTGATGTTCCTAACCTCAATGACTTCATCCGGCGCTACTCGGCTGGGGAATCGATCCTGCAACTCGCGCGAGAAATTGGCACCTCGCGGGCTAGCTTCACCAGCTGGCTCCGAGACGCAGGTGTCGAGATACGCAGCATTTCCGATCAGCAAAGCATTTCGTGGGCCGGCATGAAATCCAATCGAGCCGCTGTGGAGCAACGCTGCGGCTCCGCTTGGGCGGCGGCGCGAGGCCGTGTCGTGCCTGAATCCGAGAAGACGGCTCGAGCTACCAGTCACCAGCGGGACGGGTACGGTGCCAACGAGGGGTTCGGAGAGGGGGCTGTAGCCCAGGCGCTCTTGGTCACCGGGGTTCTCGCAGTTCGCCAGTATGCCTTCCGCACCTACAACTTCGACTTGGCCTTGGAAACCGAACGCATCGCCGTGGAAATCCACCGGGGCCACGTCCAGACGAAGAGTCAGGCAGCGTTCCGCAAGCGCGTCGAACAGATCCTCGACGCGGGTTGGTGCCTGGTACTCGTTCCCGGCACGCGAAGGGGCACCGGAACCCGCAAGGACACCGTCATCTTCGACCCTGTCGCGGTAGCGAAGCAGATAGTCGCCTTGCGAGATCTGGCCCGCAGCAACCCAGCGGCCGTCCGCGGTCGGTATCGGATGATTCGGCGTGACGGACAGGTGATGACCAGCCGCAGTTCGGATCTCGACGGCTTCCCCGCTGTATAGCGCCCGAGTCACCAGCTCCACACGCCCTTGCACGACCGTCCCCGGCAGGAAGCAGTGTGGGTGGAGGCACTCGAGCGTCGGTACCCAGGCGCTCTGCTTGCGCGCCTTGCCAGTCGCGGGGTCCCGGGCGTTGCTGGCGGTCCGGATCTCCGACAGCTTGAAGATCCGCGGCTTGCCGTCGTCGTCGAGGTAGGCGTCCAAACAAGCCGCGCAAGCGTCGCTATTTGGCCTCTTGGCCACCCGAGCGTCGTCCCCGTAGTCTCGGGCGATGGCCGCGCCCCGGCCGGCCTGCATTGCATTGTGAATTTCTGTTGCTGCCACCCGGTGCAGGTCGCGGGTCCAATCCTCTTCCACCCGGCCCAGCCGCTGCTTGAGCTGCTGGGCCGTCTCCCGCATGTCGATCGCCTCTGCGGTCTCCTCTCGGAAGCGCCGCTCGATCTCCGCCCGGTGGGCCTCGTCGGTCACGACGATCGCACTCTGCGTCTGCTCGTCCACCGTGTTCCCGAGGCCTCGGCAGTAGCGGGCCGCGTGGGCCTTCGCATCCTGATGCGCGACGGCTTCCGCGTAGGAAAGGGGGCTTTCCCTGCGCCCCAGCCTCTTCCGGAAATCGGCGTAGGTCATCTCGTCCTGGAACGGATCCTTGGTCGCGGCCATAAGGATCCCCAGGTCCACACCGCCTTCGACTGCGGCCGGCCCGCTCCACCGGGGGATGCCCGCGGCCTGGATCTGCGCGACCACCTCGGGGGCCAGCTCCGAGGTGCCACACATGGCCTCGACGAGGGCCTCGTGGTGCAGCTGGATGATCTCCCGGACCTTGCGATAGGTCTCGGGCCTGACCTGGGCCTTCTCGACCAGCTGGCGCAACCGCTCGGTCACCCAGCCACCACCTTGGACAACCGGGCCTCAAGGCTGGACAGTCTGCGCGCCAGGTCGCCCTCAGCAGTCGCCTCGAGCAGGGCCACCCGCTGAGACAGGTCTGCGTGCTCCTCCGCGTTGGCCTCGTGCAGCTCTCGGCACTCGCGCTGCGAAGGTGGGTCCAGTTTGGCCAGCTGCTCGAGCCCCGCGTTGATCGAAACCACCTGCTCGGCCACGTGTTTCGGAGCCAGGTCCGCGCGCAAGGCCTGCTCGAGGTGTGTGATCTTGTCGGTGAAGTGCTGCCGGAGATCATTGACTTCTTTTGTGATTCTGGCCGAGATCTTCGAGGCTACCTGCATGGCCGCGACCGAGATCGAGACGAGCGCGGTGATCAGGGTCCCGAGCACGCCCGCGATGACCGACAGCCAGGAAGGCGCGGAGGTCAGAGCCGTAGGCGACGAGGTCTGGGCCTGTGCAATGGCTCCGCCTGCTGTGACCATCCCCGCTACGGCCAACAGCAGCAGACCTACCAACAGCGCGCCACCGCACACGAGCTGCTTGCGTCTGCTCATCGACGATACGCGGCGAGCCGCGCCTCGAGCTGGCGGGAGTAGCCCATCAGCTGCTCGGTGGTCACCGCGTAGGCCTTGAGCACCTCCGCCGGCGGCGCCTCGGGGGGCAGGCCTTCGATGGCCAGCGCGGGGGGATCAGCGGGAGGGGGCGCGGGGCAGGGTACGGAGACGGGCACTTCCACCCGCTGGGTCACGTAGCGGATCTCCGGACGCGACTCGGGACAGCAACCGGCCAGGAAGAACAGCAGGGCCAGGAGGGCCAAGGCAATCCCCAGGGCCGCCCACCCTACCACCCGCTCCTCTTTGGCTTGTTTCTCTGGGCAGATCACGGCACACCTCCCTTCCGCCACTCGGCTGCAGCTGCAGCCGCTTGCTCCACCCCCCATCTGATCGCGCCCTCGCAATCGGAGGGCACTTGCGCTTGCATCACCTTCACCACCCGCTCCCGCCATTCTACCTTGACCCGCTGCGCACGGGCCTCGGCCACCTCGGCGCGCTCCTGCTGCAGCTCGGTCTCTTGCCGGAACCGCTCCACCCAGCGGTTCTGCTCCTCGACCGCCATCTGCAGGTCACCGATCGTGACCGAGGCCGCCCCGAGCTCCCGCTGCAGTCGCGCGGTCTCGACACGAAGCGAATCCCATTCGCTTTCCGCAGCACGCTTCCCACAGTGCAGGTTGAGACAAACACACGTGGCCGCGCCTACCGTCAGCAGGAACAGCCACGCGGGCAGCCGGGCCCCGAGCAGCCACTTGGCCAAGGCCAGGAGCACCCCGCCCACGTCACGCCCCCTCGTCTGGATCCGCAGGTCCCTTGGCTTGTGCGCCCGAGTTGCGGCCGGCCAGCCAGTGGCCGATCCCGTTGCTCGCGACGTTCGAGCCGAAGAAGGCCACCGCGGCGGTAGCCAGGAACGACAGCAGGGAATCCAACTGCGCGTCCGGCACCCGGCCCGGCCAGATCAGTGCCGAAGCCAGCAGCAGAAGCGCGACCGCCACGCAGATCACCAGGGCCACCAGCTTGCGGTTACCTCTCACGACTGCCCCTCCACCACCTCGGCGATCTGCTCCGTCATCGAGACTAGCAGCGCGCGGTAGTAGCGCTCGATCCGGGCCTGGATCTCTCGGGCCGCGGCGGTCTGTAGGGGGGTTTCTTCGGCTTCGTGGTCGGGGTGGAGATCATCCGCGACATGCCGCAAGGCCTTCGCCAGCCGCGACCTCACCCGAGGGCTCTGCAGCTCCTCCTGGGTGGCTCGAAGCTGGACGACGGCCCGCGGCATGTGCGAATCCCCTCGGTCGTCGGATCAGACCCGGACGATCCGCTCACGCTCGATGGTGACGTGGACGTCCACGGTGCCGAGGGCGCCAGCGCCCGCGGCCGAGATGATCTCGATGACGTCGCCTTTGTTGAACTTGGGCCGAGTCTCACCGTCGCTGCACGTCTGCAGGTAGCCCACCCCCGCGGCCGCGGTCGGGAAGTTCTGCGCGGTGGTGCCTGCCACGTCGTTGTCGAGCAGGTTGTTGCCGTCCGCAGCCAACACGAACACGGACGCGAGTGCACCCAGCGCACCCACCTGGACGTCCACGGTGTTCTGCCCGCCGGCACCTCCGCCCGCGATCTGCTGGACCGACTCGATCTTGCTGATCACGCCGGGCCAAGGGGCGCGGTGGTAGGTCACGAGGCGCCCGCCCTGCACGTGGGTCGCGTCGAGCACCCGACGGAACTCGTCACGGTAGATGTTCCCGTCCTGCGCGTCCACCGAGGGCTTGTGCGCGGCGCTGAAGTACTGGAGCTTCTCGATGGGATTGACGGCCATGGTGGACTCCTCTTTCTACAGGTCGATTACGTACTTGATGACACGTCCAGCTCTCAGGGTACGCTTCGCCTGGGTGCCGGTCAACGACTTCTCCGCGGGCTCGGGAGGGGCCTGCTCGGGCTGCGGCTCCTGCCCAAAGCCGCCCCAGCCACCGAAGGCGCCGGGGTCCTGCGACTCCATCCCCCCTCCGCCGCCCTGCTGCCCAGCTTGCATCGCCTGCTGTGACACGTATTGCTGCCAGGTCGGGTTGAGGATCATCTCCCCGCCCTCTTCCTTCGACAGCGCGGGGAGGTTGCGGGCGGCCCGGGCCTCGTTCACCTTCAGGTAGCCGGACTGCTCCTTGATGATCAGCTCCACCTCGGACTGCTCCGACTCCGCGTCGAGCCCGACGAAGGCAAACTCGTAATCGGAGTCGATCGGCCAGATGATCTCCTCGTTGAGCACCTGCGCGGTCCAGGTCAACAGCGGCTTCAGGCCCTTGTCCTTGCCGGCCTCGACCTTCTCCCGCTGCCCGCCCTGGCCGCCCATCGAGCTGGTCTGCCCCTGATTGCCGAACTGGAAGCCGATCTCCTCCGGGGCAATCTGCACGATCGCGCACATCACTTTCAGCAGCCAATCCATGAACTTGGACCATTCCATGTCCAGGTTCGACTTCTGGATGTCGATCCACTTCACGTCCGACTTCTCGTCCGGCATGTTGAGGATCGGGGTGCGCCAGGCGTTCTGTGCACCCGTGATCATGGCCGTCCAGAGGCGCCGAAACGCGGTCAGCTGCCCCGCGGGTACCAGGCCGTGCACGGTCAGCACGCCCTTCGCGGTCGTGCCGTTGGCGAAGTACCTGGCGTTGTGCTCAAAGCTGTTGAGCAGCGCGGTCACGACCCCCACGCTCATCTCCAGCTCGGACAGGCCGTAGCCCCAGCTCCGGATGTCGGTCCGCGGGTTGCGGATCACGAAGGCCAGGTCGAGCGGTGAGAAGTCCGCGGCCACGGTGCCGTTGATCACCTGCGCGTAGCGGATCGGCTCGCGGCGCTCGTTGAAGTAGTGCAGATCCTGCCGAGCTGGTCTCATGGTCTTCGCGTCCGTGGCCCGCCAGGCCACGATCCTGCCTGCCCGATCTCGTTGCTTCTCGAAGGTCAGCTGATCGTAGATCAGGCTGTCCCGGATGACCTTGCGTAGGAAGGTGACGAAGCCATCGCGGGTCTGCCCGGTCTCCGGGTCGTAACGCGGGGTGTATCCGCAGTTGATCACCACCTGCTCGAGGTAACGCGCCCGGCTGTCCTCTTCCGGGGTCTCGCCCTCGTTGGCCTGTGTGCCATTCGGCTGCGACTGGAGCCGCGGGTTGTTCTTGCCACCCGACCGCTTGCGGATGATGAAGCCCGGCCCGTGCTTGTCCTCTTGCGGCTGCCCGTAATAGAGCATCTGATTCAGTCGGGTCTGCAAGTAAGCGGTGAATGGCGGCACCCGGTAGGCGAGGGCCTCGAGCATCTCCCAGGTCAGCAGGCTGGGCCGCTCCCGCCAGCCACCGAAGCTGGCGATCGGCTCGAAGGGGTCCTCCTGCAGTGCGCGCCAGGTGCGATCCCAATTCGCCCCGAGGGCCTTCGCCAGCTCCCCGCGGGGGCGCTCGAGCTCTCGGACCGTAGCCTCGATCAGCGGCTGCTCGCCCATCTCCTCGGCCAGGTGGGTGTAGAGCTCGGGGGTGAGCCCGAGCAGCTGCGACCGCGCCTTGAGCAGGGTGGAGCGCTTCTGCTCCGCGTGCTTCTGCACGCCGAGATCGTAGGCCGAGACGAAGGCCTCTCGGAGCCCGGTTGCCCCCTGGCCCGCCCCGACGATCAGGTCCCCGAGCCCCTTCCCAGCCCTGGCTGCCAGACCAGCCAGCCGCGATCCCAGCGCGATCATGATCAGGCCTTCTTCTGCTTCAGCCAGCTGGTGTCGAACTGCTCCCGGTGGTCGTAAGGGCAATCCGCGTCGCCCTTCTCGATCAGCTTGGCCAGCCGCTCGCCCGTCTCACAGGGCAGGCTGCGCGCCAGCACACCCGCGTCCAGGGTCTCGGTCGTGCTCCGTACCAGCGGGGGGAACTTCCCCGGCCCGGGCGCGTCCTCGTTGTCCTCGTCGGGCCCCTTGTCCGGCCCCTGGGGCATCGGAGGGCCTGGAGGCGCGGCCGGCTTCGGAGGCACCGCAACCGGCGCCGAGGGGGCCGGGGTGCTGCCGGGCGGAGTCGGCGCGGGGGCACCAGGTCGGGGGGTCGGGGGCGGGGGGCCCGCCGGCCCGGGCGCGGGGGGCTGGCTCGGCTCGCCCTTGCGCAGCTCTTCCGGGATCGGCACCGGGTCCACGTCCAGGCTCTTGCAGAGGTCTTCGAAGGGGCTGTAGGTCTCCATCTCATCTCCTGTCAGGCTCTTGCCCATGCGACCAGTGTACCACTGATGTGCCTCGTGCAAGGCATGATGCTGCTCGTCATTGAGCTTGCCGAAGGCGTCGCCGAGCAACAGGGACTTCTCGACGGGTTCGTCCGACTTGGTCATGTCCGCTTCCTTGGGGTCGAAGGTGCCTTGGTTGTCCGCGGCCTTGATCTGCGTCGGCTCGAAGGCGATCCAAACGCGGTGCAGCAGCTCGCGCCCGGAAGCCTTCCCGCCAATGTGCGTGATCCCGTCGTAGCCCAGTTGCCTGAGCAGCTCGGTGGTACCCGCTTTGTTTCCTGTGGGGCTCGGATCGTCTCCAGCATACTTAGCCAACCGACGGTAATTGACTTTGCCGTAAGGGTTTGAAATGTCGGCTTCTATCTCGGAAAAATTCCTGCCTACATTTTCCAACAGCACTTCTGGGTGCTCGCGAAAATACTTGTAGGTAGGTTGCATCTCCGGGTCGGTGTAAGTATGGTTTTTTGCCATACCCTTGGCGTAAGCAGCTATGTCTGGGCCCTTCGTGCCCACAGCTGGCGGCATGGATTTCATCATAGTATGCAGCGCCTGATCCTGCAGTTTCGGGACCAACGCTATCCCTGCGGCCCATGCGACCTTCCAATCTCGTGCGGTCAAATCACGTACGTATTGCGCGTCAGCAGGGTCTGCCCACGATCCCGTATTGATCAGTGTATGCAACGTCCTATCACGCCCCGGCCTCGAGGGTGGCAGCGCGTCTATGTCAATCTCGGTGTGATCCACATCGAACGGGTTTCGGATGTTGAGATAGACCGAGTAAACCTGACGCTTAGGCACCTTGATCCCGTGCTTCTCCGCAACACTTGGGTAACGATTGATGTGATCCAAGATAGACGTGAGCGACGCCCAATGTTTCTCGTTCTTGAGATCGTACTTGGGTATATATTTGGTACCTGTAAACACCTCGTCCAGGAAGGCCTGAACGTTCTCTTGCGTGGCTCCTTCGAGATCCGTGACGTATCGCGGCCGCCCCTTCTTCGTGTAGCTCTCTGCCGCTGCCGGGTCTTCGGTGAAATAAAACCCAGGCCCGTACAGGCTATCCTTGGCGAACTTCTTGGGGTCGAACGCGGTGAAGCCCCCACGAGAGGTGCCGTGGTACGCAGTAACCGGGCCCGAGGGGCCCACCACCACCGAGGCACCCTGCTGCTTCGCCGCGTTGATTGCCGCCTTCCGCCCACCCAAGTGCAGCTGCCAGGTGAGCTTGGGCTCCCCGGTGACCTTGTCCCGCACCTTCGAGATCTTGGCCAGCACCTTAGGGTCCGTGCTCTCCCAGTCGCCGAACCACGATTTGAAGGACTTGGCACGAATCCCATTCGCCTTCCAGTCAGCCGTAGCGGCCGCGATCGCCTCCGCCCGGGCCAGCTTGGCCTTCAACTCGGCCTGCTCGGCTTCCTGCGCTGCGCTGTTCTTGCGGGCGTGCTCCTGGCGCTTCCTGGCCTGGTCCCGCTCCTGTACGACCCGCTGAGGGCGATCCGCCAACAGGTCGAGCTGGGTCCCTGCAGGGCCGCTCCGACGACGCGGGGCCGCCTTGCGCGGCTTGAGCTCAAGCCGGGGCTGGTCCCCCAGGTCGAGCGCCTGCTGCGCGACAGGCTTCCACTCCCCGTTGGCTTCCTTGCGCATCTTGACGCCGTCCCACTCGTGGACGGTGCCCGGCGGGTAGCCGTGAGGCCCGAGGCCCTTCTCGCGGGGCAGACTCTTCTTGAGCTTGCGCATCTTCGGCTCCACCGCTTCCTCTCCGTGGTCCTCATCCACGAGGGCCCAGGTCTCCGCGCCTGTCGGGTAGTCGTCCATGAACCGGACCCACTGGTACCCACGGTCGAGCATAGACTGCCGGGCCTTGTCGCTGGCTGTCAGCACCCACGAGTTGCTGGCCCCGCCCCCATGCCCCTCTGCAATCTCCTCCAGCCACCTGGGCATCCCCTCCCGCACGTCCAGGACCTTCCTGGGGTCCACGTCGGGCTCCACCCTGTAGAGATTGGCCCCACCAAACCCGGGGTTTCTGCCATCCAGGTAGGCCTCGGCCACGGCACGATCCGGGGAGAAGCTGGTCGTCCCCGCGGTGTTCACCTCGGGGTGGGTGGCCGCGCGGTAGAGCTTGACCTTCCAGGTCCCGTCAGCCTGCTTCTGTGCCTGCTCTCCGTGAGCCCAGGTGTGAATGGTCCCAGGGGCTGCACCCGCCTTGGCCAGCCTGGCACAGTCCTTGCACGACACCTTGGTGTCCTCACCTCGCCCCTCCGCAACCGCCACCGAGTGGCATCTTGGGCACGTGTTCCGGTGGTGCGTGGCACGATTGATCCCGTACTTCTCGCGCAGATCCGGCCGGCGCTCGAAGAGCCTGTCCAGCCGGCGCCGCATCTCCTCGTCACTGGTCTTCCGCGCGGAGATCATGCCACCTGCTCCTGCTGCTCCTGCGCGGTCTCCGCCTGGGTCTTGACCCCCTTGGCCTTGAGCTTCTTGGTCGTCTCCACATTCCGCCGGATCAGCTTCTTCGACCGAGCTGCAGCCTCGATCCGGTCGAGGTGCTCCTTGAAGGGGTGGTCGGTCTGATAGCCGAAGGCCTGCTTCATGGCCTGGTTGGCTCGCTCCTCGTCGGTCGGGCCGTCGTCGAACATGCCCCCCGCGGAGCTCGGCTGCGCAGCGATCCGAGCGAACTCTCGGAACTTCGGGCCCGCGCTCTTGCCCCCGAGGATCGCCAGGGTGACCGACTGCGCGAGCGGGTCGTGCCAGATCGGGTTGGTGTCCGCGGTCTCCTTGCCCTTCTTGTCCACGAGGCTGTCCTGCTGCGCGGCGTCGAGCGGGTTGGTGATGCCCGCCCGCTTCATCGCGGCCAGGTGCCCCGCGGCCCGATGCAGCGCGGGAACCAGATCAAAGGCCTTGTTGCTGCGCCCCGCGGCCAGGATGGTCGGCAGATTCTGATTGAACTGGTTGCGCGTCTCCTGACCCATGTCCTCGAGATCGGCCACGTTGTCGATCACGCTGCCCAGCAGAGCCTTGCTCACGAACAGGCGGCCCTCCTCGTTGAGCCGCGTGGGGTCGCCCTTGACCGTGTACCGGTCCTGGTTGACGTCGTCGATCAGGCCGTCCTTGCGCATGGCCTTGACCACCTCGGCCGACCTGGAGCTCGTCAGGAAGTCGTTGAAGGTCTCGTCGATGTCCTTTCCCTCTGCGTTCTTCCCGAGGCGGTCGAGCGCCTGGTAGGTGAACGAATCGGTACCGTCCGACTTCGGCTGCAGCAGCTTGCCCTTGGCGACCATCTCCTCACGCGGGTTCATCTCCCGGGTGAAGCTCTGGTTGTACTTGCGGACGAGCTCGACCCGCCCTTCCTTGGTGCCCGGATCTTCCACCTCGCGCACGAGCACCGGATGCTTGATCCGGTCCACGTCTGCCGCGGAGAAGCCGAATTGCTTGGCCCGGGCCCGCAAGGTGTCCGTGTACTTCTTCTCGGATTCCGGGTGGAAGCCATAGACCAGATCCAGGGTCATGGTCCGGCTGTTGCCGCCCGGCACCACCCCGTTCGGGAACATGATCGGCGCACCGTTGGCCGCGTCGGGGTTGGTATTGATCAGGAAGTCCGGCTCGAGGCCCTTGGCGTTCCGCTCGACCTTGCGCTGCTGCTCCTCGTTGCTGTGGTAGGTCCGCTCCTGCACGCCCTCGGGGTACGCGGGGTTCTCCTTGAAGCGCTCTCGCGGCAGGTGGCTGGCGATCAGATCTTCCACCGGCACAAGCCGATAGCGGATCTCCTGCTTGCGAGGCTTGCCGCTCGGGTCCGATACGAACATGACCGCGGTGTCGCCCGCGATCCCAAGCCCGCCGTCTTTCTTCCCACCGACGTCCGCACCTTCGGCCCGGGTCCGTGCCTCCTCGAGCTGGCGCATCTGGCCGACCACCGCGGCCTGGTGCTCCTTGGGCAGGGACGCGAGCGCCTGGCGCACCTTCCCGCCCTCGCTGGCCTGGTGAGCCTCCACCTCGGCCTTGGTGCGGGCGCGGTACATGGCCGCTTCCTTGGCGCCGATCCAACCCTGCTTCTCGGCTTGCTCCACGAGCCGGGCCACGCGCTGCGGCTGGGTTGCCCCACCGCCGCCCTCGCTCAGCACCTTGATCGCAGACAGGATCTCCGCCCGCTTGCCTGTCTTCTGCTGCTGATGGGCGCTCGCGTGCTGCGCGTTCACCTCCTTGGCGAAGTCCTCATGGGAAACTTTGCGGTGGGTCCCGGTCGCGGTGTGCTTGACGAACACGCCCGAGTCGTCCGAGCTGAGCACGTGCCAGTGGCCGGCCTGCCCCTCGTGTGCGGCCGCGTAGCGGCTCCCCTCGACGATCCGGTCGTGCTGCACGATCCCTTGGCCGGGCACCTTGTACCAGTAGCGCCAACGGGGCTTGTCCTTGCCGGTGGGCAGACGACGCAAATACTTATGCGGCTGGCTTTTCAGCAGAGCGTTCGGTATAAAATAAAAACGCCCCGAGGAGTTGGCGCTCCCCGAGGCTGAACATGATGCCCTGAACAGGAGACCACCATGCCCAGACCCATTCTTGCCCAACTCACGCCCGCTGTCGAAGCCAAATTCACCACCCGCTTCCAAAAGGGACTTCCCGATGACTGCTGGCTGTGGGACCGCCCCGTCCGGTCTGGTTACGGGTATTTCTATTTTCCGAAGAACCCCGTTCCCGTGCAAGCCCACAGAGTTGCCTGGGTCGCGGCACACCGGCAGGAAATCCCGGCCGGGTTGGTGGTCTGCCACCGATGCGACGTACGCGACTGTGTGAACCCCGCCCACCTTTTCCTGGGCACTCCTGGGGACAATGTTCGGGACTGCTGGGCCAAAGGACGAGGAGTACCTCCCAGCGGCTGCTTCGGCAACGCTGTCTGGAACTCCAAACTCACCGAGGATCTCGTGCGCGCTATGCGCGCGGAGTACACCCCGAGAAGAGGGGAGTACGCGCGACTTTCCAAGAAGTACGGGGTGAACCGGCATAATGCACGGGCTGTCATCCTCCGTCACGTCTGGGCCTATATCTGAGTAGCGCTCGACGAGACAGAGCTCCGCGCCGGCCGCGGCGGTCAAGCTCTTCTCGAGCCGGGCGCGAGGCGAATGGGATTCGCTTTGCATCTTCTTCCTCGGGACGGTGATCAGACGCATCGAAGGGGCCTCCTGCGGCTGCAACTCGGGCAGCAACCACGGGCTCAGCGAGATCCAGGTATCCGACTCATGGTCGTCAGCCAGATCTCGATGACGAAGCCACCGATAGCCGTGGTCGTAGACTCGCTCCAACCTCCCCCGTTGGTGGAGCTCCTCGTGGATCGGCTCGTCCGGATCTACATCCAACCACTCGGGGGGCTCCCTTCGGGTCAGATCAAGCACCTCGCGCGGGTCCACGCGCACCTTGACCTGGTACAAGTGCTGGCCGCCGAACCTGCCTGGACGGTCCCGCCGGTAGATCTCCGCGGCTTCTCGATCCGGGGTGAAACATGCGTTGTCCGCGTCGATCTTGGCCTTGGCCGCAGCTCGGTACAGCACCACCTCCCGAGCACCCTCCGTACGTAGATCCTGCGCCCTAGCCTCGCGATCCGCCTCCTGATCTTCTGACCGTTCCGCGTGCTCCGCGGGCACCCACGTCCCATCCGGCTGCTTGCGCATACGGCCGCCGCCCCAATCCCGGATCGTTCCGGGTGGGAAGCCATGCGCGCCGAGGCCGGTAGGACGGGCCATCAGCACTCTCCATCCGGGTCGTGGATCTCGTAGTCCTCGCGCTCGTGGTCGGGATCCGGCTGGGTCTTCTGATGCCAGCGGTAACGCGCGCTCCACTCTTGATCTTCAAGCGCCTTCTGCAGAAACTCCTCATCCCCCATATCATCGAACCGGTGGAGCGCCTCCTCGTCGGGGAACTCGTCGCCGAGACAGGAAGCGGCCTCGGGGCCGTAACCCATTGCTTTGAGGCTCTTTTTCATCCTCCACCAGTAAGGGCCCAGGTGTCTGTAATACCACGGGTCCTGCTGCAGCACCTGCACGATGCTCGCCGCGACCGTTCCGGGCAGCTGGTACATGGGCTCACACCTCCCGCTGGATCACGATAGCACACGTGCGGCTCGACTTCGACAGGCTCGGCACGCCCCCCAAGCTCTTCTGCCAATCCTCATTCGAGACCTCGGAGATCACATCTCGCACGCGCAGCCCAGGATGCTGAGCCTCGAGCCAGGTGCGGAGCTCGCCAACCTTCTCGACCGCGCGGTTGTTCTCCTCCATGATCTTGGTGAAGAACTGCTCCTGCGCGGCTGGGGTCTTTCCTTTTTGCATTAGCCAGTTGAGGTACTTAGGGTTGTTGTTGAAGTAGCAACCTGCAGCCTCGAGCTTCTTCGTCATGTGCCCTGAGCCGCGGCTCCCCCCGTCGAACTTCAGCGTCCAGAAGGTGCCGCTGGCCGACTGGCGCGAGTAGATCGTGGCTTCCTTGCCGTAGTCGCCCACGTTGACCAGATCCCGAGTCAGCCCAAGCTCCTTGGCCTTGCCCGCGAACGAGCTGCCCAGCTTCTGCAGCGTAAGTCTACGCGCGGCCGCCTCAGCCGCGGCCTTGGCTATACCCTCCTGCCGGATGCGCTCCGCCTCTGCTGCCTGTCGCTCACGCGCGCCCCTCGAGGCCTCGACTGCAGCCTCGAACTTGGCGAGATCCTCGTCGGAGATCCGCGCGAGCAGATCAGTCACAGGCACGTCCCGCTCGTTCTCGTACGACGGAATGCCGGACCGCTCGGTCACCGTCCAGGGGTTGATCGGCTTCACCTCCACCGTGCCGGAGCGCTCGGTCATCACCATCGAGTTGATCTTCACCGGCACCTGGTACGGCTGCTTGTTCTTGTCGAGGTAGGTGGCCTCGAACTCGGGGAGGGTCACGCCGGGCAGCTCGTACCCCAAGGCCGTGTAGCTGGTCACCGCGTTGAACCGCTGCAGCTTTGCGACCGCGACCTTGTTGGCCTTGACCACCTGCAGCGCGGTCGCGACCGCGGGGTCTGCGGAGACGTCGTCGCGCAGGATCCAGCTCGCGGACGCCCGCAGCCCACCGTCGATTGCCTTCGCGACCGTCTCGGGAGAGACCCGCGCTCGGAACTCAGCGAATGGGATTCGCCCTTGGGTCATGGCCGTCTGCTGTGCGGTCTCCCACACGCCCTTGTTGTAACCCTCCGAGTACGGCGAGCCGGTCCCCTTGGCCTCCGCCTCCCTCCAGCGCAAGAACTCGGGCAGCGGCATGTCCGCGATGCTCTTCGGCACCGGACCGTTGAAGCCCTCAGCCCCGGGCAAGCCGCTCTCCCGAGAGAGCCGCCCGACGTCGTACGACGTGAGGGCCTGCGAGATCCGATGGTCCCAGCTGCGTTGGCCCTTGGCGATGCCCTCAACCCACTCGTCCCGGTAGCGCAACGTGTCACGGATGTCCTGGTCCGAGCCTACCCAGAACTCCACCTGCCCCGCGCCCTTCTTGGCCAGCCGCTGGATCTCCGCCTCGGGCAGCTTGACCAGATCCCGCGGCGCCCCCTCGCCCTCCTTGGTCCAGACGACGTGCTCCCGCTCGGTCTTCTTCGGGTCGATCTTCTTGGCCAGGATGACCCGGCGCAGCGTGGCTTGGATGGCCGCGGCGTTCTCGCTCTTGATGTCCCGAGGCAAACTCTGCGCCTCGGTGGGCGACTTGAGCTGCTCGAGCCCCATCTCGATGGCCTTCTCGGGGCCACGCAGCGCGGGCTTGGCCAGGTCCAGGTAGCCAGGCGGCAAGTCGTACTCACGGAAGTCCCCGCGCAGCTCCAGCGGATTGCCGTAGTCGTGCCCGCGCACCTTGCCAGAACCGTCCGCGTTCACGGTCACCTGGGTCACGCGGAAGTAGTAGGTGCGGCCGCTGTCGTTGCCGCGGCTGTACTGGAGGTTCATCCCCTCCTTGACCACCAGGCCGGTCGCCTTGACCACCAGGGCGGGGCCGGCCAAGGCCTCGTCGGTCAGCTCGTCCTTGTGCGGGAAGTAGGGGTTGGCCGCCAGGGCCCGCTTGAGCTGCTCGATCGTATCCTTGCGCGCCTTGACCACCGTCGGGTCCCGCTTGCCGGGCGCGGCCTGCAGGCTCTGGTACATGCTCCGCAGGTTGAAGTAGACCTGCATGGCCTTCTCATACTTCTTGTCCGCGGCCTCGGCCTCGCTCTTCCGCTTGCTCGCCTCGAGCTCCTCCACAGCCTTCTCCGGGTCCGCGCTCGAGTAGACGAACAGCTGATCCCGGGTGAAGCCCTGCACCTCGGCGGGCACCTCGATCTCGTCCGAGGTGCCGTTCCACAGGTGATGGAGCCAATCGCCCTTGCCCCCGATGCTCGACAGCTTGTAGCCGTCGAAGCTGCCCTTCCCCATGTAGGTGTGCACGCCGACGGTGCTGTTCGGGTTGCCCTGCCGCACGGTGCGCCCGTTGCGCTGGATCATCGAGCCCGGATCCCAGGGGATGTCCGCGTGGTGCAGGTCGCTGCCCCTCTTCTGCAGGTTCACGCCCTCGCCCATCGTGGCCGTGTTGCCAATGACCACATCGATCTCACCCATCTGGAAGGCCTTGGCGACGGCCTGGCGCTCCAGGATGGACGGCGCGTCCTTGGCGTTGATGATCCCGATTCGCTCGTCCGGCACACCCGCGGCGATCAGCATGTCCTTGATGCGGTGCTGGGTGCGGGTCAGGTCGCAGAAGACCACCTGCCCAAACGGCTTGTGCTCGGCCTTGCCGCTGTCCAGCTTGGTCGTGATGTTCTCGACCAGCCGCTCGAGCTTGGGGCTGCGCAGGTCCTGGGGGGGTGGGGCCTCTGCCGCCTCGGGCATGGTCTTCGGGTTGACATAGTCGGCCAGCAAGGTCGGGTCGTAGGCCGGGTCGAGACTCACCACCTGCATGGCGTGCAGGATCTTCAGGATGTGATCCGTCTCGAGCTTGTCCGAGTCGTCGAGCGCGGCCATGATGCCCGCGGCGCCCTCCCGAGGTGTGCCGCTGTCCCCCTGCTCCCCCGGCTCCGCGTCTGCCTCCTCGGTACCCTTGACCTCGCCGCGGCTCTTGGTCCGGCCCTCCAGCATGTCGTTGAGGCGTTGCCGGAGCAGGGCCATGGTGGCCTTCTGGTTGTCGGTGAGCTCGACCGCGTGGGCCTGGTTCTGCTCCGCGGGCACCTGCAGCCCGACCGTCTTGGCGTCCCGGATCAGCATGTACTGTGAGGTAATCTCTCTCAACTCCCGTAGGTTCTGAAATCCGACGAAGCAGTCTGCTTCTTGGGCCTCACCTCTGGCATTGATGATGGTCCTGGGCTCCACACGGCCATACCTGTCAAGGAAACCTTCTAGTGTGTCAACCCCGCGCTGCGCAAGGGCTTGCGGCGCAATGTGCTGCAGGAAGGTATACACCTCCAATGCCGAGTTTTTCACTGGAGTAGCCGTGGCGAGCACCACGCCCTTGCCGGGGTGCAACTCCTCGAAAACCCGACACTTCAGGTGCATGTCTGCGCTACGCTTGGCGCGTGCCCCGGAGCCGAGGTACTTGACCGCGCTGTACTTGCCCTTCGGGACAAACAGGTTTTTGTACGCGTGGGCCTCGTCGAAGTAGATCCCATCCACGTTGAGATCCTCGAACAGGGGGGATCCGAGCTTCTTGCGCTCCGCGTCCTCCTCGGCCCACTTGGCCTTGAGCCGCTCCTTCTTCTTGGCCTTGTTCTCCTCGGAGGGGGCACCCTTCTTCTTCTTGCCCTTGCCCTTGCCGTCTGGCGAATCGGATTCGCCCTCCTTGACCTTGACCTCTTCTTCTTTCTTCTCTGCGCCGTAGGCGACGTCGGCCTCCGCATACTTCTCCCAGAGTTTTTCCTTGGTCTCAGGGGACACGGGCAGGCCCGCGTAGGCCTCGCGGGAGCAGAGGATGTAGTCGTAGTCGTTGAGAGACGCGTCGGCCCAGGCCTTGGCCTTGTCCTCTGCGGTCATGCCCTCCGCGTAGGTCTTGCCTTTCCTCTTGCCGGCCTTGCCCACCACGGTCTTCTCGCCGATCAGCAGGATCTTCGCATCCGGCTGGACCGCACGGATCTCCTCTTTCCAGTTCTCGAGCAGGGCCTTGGGCACGCAGACGATCGGCTTGAACTTGCCGCCGGTCTGCACGGCCTTGTGACGGGCGTGCGCGATGGCCGCGATGATCTCGAGGGTCTTGCCCACCCCGGTGTTGTCGCACAGCGCCTTACCCCCCGGGGTCTCTTCAACCCATCGAGAGGCCTGGTATTGGTGGCCACGCGGGGTCTTGCCCTCCGCGGTGCCGCCGTTCTGGGGCGAATGGTTCCAATGGTCGAGTGGTAGGGCGTCCTGGCTGGTGGGGGGCTGCCGGAAGCCGTGGAAGCGGAGGTTGTACTCGGCCTCCACCTGATCCTTCCAGTTCGAGCCTGCGGCCATCAGGACCCACCGCTTGTAATCGTCGTCGATCCCTTCGATCAGGGTCTGCTGATTGTCGCCCAGCCGATCCCGATTCAGGTAGTTGACGATCGCCTTGGCCAGGGGGCCGCGGCCGGCCTCGCTCTTCCAGAAGGGGTCGTCTGACTCGGTGATCGGGCGGGTGCCATCCGAGATCACATAGCGACCGCCGGTGTACTCGAGCCCGTAGTTCAGCAGGGTCTTGTTGCGGACGAACGCGGTCAAGATCTCGTGGGGGATCCAACGGTCCTTGATCCCGAAGGGAACCATCTCGATCGGGGTGGCAATACGGGCCTCGTCCAGCTGCTTGAGCCCCTCCTCGAGCTTGCCCACCACCTCGTCGTAATGGTTGGTCACCCGCAGCTTGTCGAGCACCGCGGGGCTCGCGGACGCGGACAGCAGGAGCGCCCGAGCTCTTTGCACATCGCCCGAGGCGTCCTTGAGGATAGCGAGCACCCGGGCGTAGGCCGCCCGCCGCTCGTAGATGTAGCCGGACAGGAAATGGGCGCGGTCGAGCCAGGTGCCGTCCTCCGAGGGGAAGTACTCGGGGCTCTTGCGCAGGAAGGCTTCCACCTGCTCCGGGTCGTTGGTGCCGAGCATACCCGCGGCCTGGATCAGGTCCACCTGGCCGTTGCAAGCCCGGGCCACGTGCGCGCAGGCCACCGCGGGGTCGGTCGTCTGCTCGATGCGAATCCCATTCGCCTGGGGCGCGTCCACCTGGCGCAGGAGCAGATCGCACACCTCTCCGTCTGGCTTGACCGAGGCCGCGAACAGGGCTGCGGTCCTCTGGTTGGAGATCCGGCTGTACGTGCCCTTGCTCTCCGCGGGCCGGCCGTAGGTGCCTGAGAACGCGACCACCTGGGCGCGCAGCTTCTCCCGCGCCTCGTTGATCTTCGCGTTGTCCTCGCGGTCCCGGATCTTCGCCTGCAGGGACGCGACGCCCTCGCCGATGGCCTTGGCCGCGAGCACGGCTTCCCGCGCGGGCTCGCTCAGGTCCGCGAGCTCCTCCGCATCGTCCACGCGGCGCCAGCGCTGCTGGCCACCCTTGTCCTGGCGCAGCACGTACTCGTGGCCGTCGATCTCCTTGTGGGAGCCGATCGAGTCCGCGTACGGCCGCTTGGCGTTGGCCCAGGTCTGTGCAACGTCCACGACGCGCCGCACCGTGTCGATGTTGTCGGTAGGGTTGCGGTTCTCGTAGGTGGCTCGCCAGCTGTGCGCGTCGTGCCAGGAGAACGGCTCGGCACTGCCGGCCGGGTGCCCCTGCTGCCGCAGCCCCTCGAGCAGCTCGGGAGTAAAGGCGCCCTCCACGTTCGTGTAGCCCCGAAACTGCTTGTCCTCTTCCACCTTGCCGAGGATGCGCGTGGGATTCGCTGTGAAGTAGTTGCCCTCGATGAAGCTGCTCTGATCGGGCAGACGCGTGTGCTTGCGAAGCTCCTCGTCCATCTTCGGGATCGCGGCCACCATGCCCGCAGGAAGGCGCCGGAAGAAGACCACGTCGGGGGTGACGTTGTCGGTCCCGCTGTGCTTGAAGGTGCTGTTGGGGAGGCGCCAGGCACCGAGCAAGATGGCCTTGTTGGCGATCCGCTCTCGGAAGGCCTGCTGCTCTGCGGTTGAGCCTGTCATCACGCTGGCCGGCAGCACCATGGCCACGATCCCACCGTCCCGCACCTTGTCCAGCGCGGTGTCGAGACCGTACTGCTCGCCGGTCATGCCCGCCTTGGCCGGGTCGAGCGCCGTGTGTGCGCCGCGGGAGCCGAACGGTGGGTTGCCGATGACCAGGTCAGGCTGGCGAAGGTCGAGCATCGCGTGGCGCTCGAAGCTGTCCGAGGTGACCTCGTGCTTGGGGTGCAGGGCCCGATTGATGTCCGCACTCTCCGGGTTGATCTCGCAGGCGATCATCTTGCAGCCGGCTGGCGCGTGCTCCTGGAAGACCCCGGTGCCCGCGCTGGGCTCGAGGGCCAGCTTGATCTTGTCGCCGCCGCCGAGGAGCTTCTCGCACGCTTCCCACATGGCCGCGGCGAGTTCGGGGGGCGTGTAGTACTCGTTGAGCATGCCGAAGCACTGCTCCCCGGTTCCACCTGCGCCGCTGTAGCTGGCCACCATCTCCCGCTCGTCTGCGGTGAGCTGCCGCCCCTCCTTGAGGGCCTGCCGGGCCAGCGCGAGGGCCTCGTCGTTCTTCTGCCGCCGCGTCGCCGGGCCCCAGCCCGCGCGCCCGCCGAACGGCTTGACGACGCGCGAGCGAATGGGATTCGTTTTTCCCTGCTGCCTCTCGATCTCCTGCGCGAGGCGCGTATCGAGGCGCACAACCTCGGGGGCCGGCTCGGGGCGTGGCTCGAGCGGGGTCCCCTCGGCCTTGGCCTTGACCAGCTCCTCGGGTGGGGCCTTCGGGGCCTCGGGCAGCTTCAGATCATCGGGGGAGGAGACAGGGGGCTCGAGCAGCCCGAGCAGCCCGAGCAGCCCGGGTACCGGCTTCTCCCGCTTCCTTGGCCGGCCCTGCGCGGCCTTCTCGGTCTCCTGGCGAACCCGTTTCGCCTCGGGCTGCGCGGGCGCGTGTGCGGGGCTGGGGTCGAAGTTGTCGAACATGCCCAGCTGAGGGATCGGCTGGTCGAAGATCAGCGACGGCGCGGCCACCGTCTCCTTGCCGGCCTTCACCTTCTCCGCGGGGTGGAAGATCGCGCCTGGCTTCGGACGCTTGACCTTGGTAGACGCGGAGACCACCTTCTCGGTGGGGGTCGTTCCGCTTCCCTCGGCACCGAACAGGTCGAACAGTCCCAGCTGGGGAGGGAGCACCTCCACGGGGTGGATGTGCACGCGCGTCTCGGGAAGGGGCAGAGCTGCGTGCTTCTCCCCCGTGGAGGTGTGGGTCTGGTTTGGCTGGTACGCGTACTCGTAGCCACCGCCGGACTTGGGGCGCCGCATGCCTGGGCGACCCCCTCGCTTGCGGGGGATCTGCTCCCAGCCCGCGCCGGTCGGGGGCCAAGGAACCTCATGATCCTTGCTCTTGTGCAAGTCTGCGGATTCCTTGGGAGATATGCGGATGATGATGTCCGGACCCATGACCACCTCGCGACGCGCACGGCTGCGAGGAGTCTACCGGATCTGCACGGGAAAGGCCAGCAGGGTCAGAAGGCAGGAAGGTGAGCCGTCTTGAGCGCTTCCTCCACCTCTTCGACCTGCTCCGCCATCTCCTCCTCGGTCTTCACCTCTGCGCAGGTTGCCTCTTGCCGGCCGGCTGCGTGATCGCTGCAAGTAGCCTTCTCGCAAGCGTAGCAAGCGGTTGGCATCTCGGCCTTGCACTGCTCCGTCTCGACGATCTCATCGTGCAAGCCGATCTGCTAACCTTTCCCACATGGCGCCCCTCCCGCTCTTGCTGATCAGCCCTTCTTGCCCTTGGCCGGCTTGACCAGCTCGAGCTGGTTGATCCTCGGCCCGTAGTAGCGATCGCCCACCTTGACGATCACGCTGGAGCAGGGGCGGCGCGAGGCGCCTGCCTGGTAGCCGAACGCGCTGATCGGTGCGTCCTGCATCTCCTGCGGCAGAGGCGCCGCGACCTCCGACGCGTAGACCACCACCCCCTCCTTGATCTTGCTGCCCCAGCGACTGTGGGACAGCCATCGTACCTTCTCGCCGACCTTGATCTCGTCGAACTTCATGCGCCTTCCCTCCGCTTGGGTTGGTGGAGCCTCCAGGCATCGAACCTGGGTCTGTCGCTACTGCTACCGCAACGCTCCCGCCCCACAAGATCTTCAGCCCCGAATCAGCTCCGCCGCCCTCACCCACCCGCGCTCTTCCAGCGCCGCGGCCAGGATGGCCCGATCGGGGATCTCCAGCTCCCGAGCGAGCTGCAGGTGGAACCCCTCATCGTCGCGCGGCCGCTCCCGGCCACGCTCGAGATCCGAGACCGAGGCCTGGCTCCACGCGGAGCCGAGCACCCGCGCCAGATCGTTCTGGGTCTTCCCCAGCCGCTTGCGCGCGGTTGCGATCAGCGCCCCGTAGCCGAGCTCAGCCGTGGTCTTGGCGATGAGTGCGTTGTACCGGCCAGCCGCGGCGGCTGGCGTGCGCTCCAGCTCGGCCACCTTGACCACGTTGCGCCAATGACGCCAATAGCTCAGGTCGTCCGGCCGAGGGGTAGCGCCAGCCTTCAGCAGCCGCTTGTCCTCTGCGAGGGTCCACGCGCGGGGCATGTCACGCAACCTTCGGGAAGGCTTCGATGCGCTCGAGCAGCACCGCGCTGTACTGGCCCATGATCCAGAGCTGGCGGTCCAGCCGCTTCTGCTCGTCCTCGGGCACCTCGTCAGAACGCGTGGCGATGAACATGACGAGCTTGATGATCCGCTCGTTCAGCTCCTCGCGTTCCTGCAACACCCGCTGCTGATACGCCGGGATCACCGGTACGTTCGCTGCAATCTCCATGTTCGTTCCCCTTCCGTGGTTCCGGTTCCGTTCGACCTTACAGAAACCAAGATAGGTCTGCCGAGGATAGGTTGTCAAGGGATGTTTGTTAGAAGAGACCGAGCGAGCCTTGGCCCTGGCGAGCCCGGTAGGCGTTCGCACCGAACAGGTCGCCCTGCCCCTTGTCCGGCACGGCCGGCTTGACGGGCGGGGCTGGCTTGTCCGACGGCGGGGGCGCGTCGAAGGGCATCTCGCCCTGCTTCATCGGGGCCGGCCGGAACAGGTCGTGCTGCACGCCAGCTCGCGCGGCATCGCGGCGCGCGGTCTGCCGCTGCTCCCGCTCCGCCTCGCGGGCCTCCTCGTCCTTGATCTCGGCCAGGCGCTTCTTGCTGGCTCCGATCTGATCCGCGGTCACCATGCGCCCCGAGACGAGGTCCGTCTGGCCGGCCAGCTGCTGCGAGATGGCCAGGTGGTGGCGCTTCTCCATGTTGCGCTTCTCCCGATAGCGCGCCACGAACTGCTCCCGCGACTCCCCGGGGTTCGGCCGAACCCAGCGCCGCACGCTCGGGTCCTTCTCGGAGGGCATGAGGATCAGCGGGGGGCCCACGCCGGTCTGCTGGATCGAGCTCGACTTGACCAGGAGGTGGCGAGGCGAATGGGATTCGCCTACCACGATCAGAGACTTGGAGGTGCCCGCTGCGTCGATCAGATCCTGCCGGGCCTTGCGGGCACCCTCGTAGGTGCGCGCAAGATGCGCGGCCTGATCCTCCTGCCCACCCAGCACCGCTCGGTGATAAGCCCGATAGTGGAGATCGTCTTGGGTCGCACCATTGCTAGCATCCAGCAGCTTGCGCGCCGTCTTCCCCCACAGGTCTGCCCGATCTGGCTTGCCAGGCTTCACGGCCGCGTGCGCCTGCATGTGCGCCTTCACCTGGGCGACCTCGTCCACCAGCTCGCTTTGCCGCTTTGCCCCCGCGCTGTCGAAGCTGGATGCGTCCTGGTACCACGACATGAGCTGCTTGTGCACGTTGGCGGGCAGGTCTCCTCGCGCGCCCTGCCCCAGGCCACGAGACGCCGAGCTCGGGTACAGGAACTTGTCGAGCCTGGCCACCAGGTCGGGGATCTCCTCTGCTGCCTTGACCCGCTTGGCCTCCTCATGCAGCCGGTCCAGCTCGCCCTTGATGTTCTCGTTGTGCTTCTGGTAGCGCTCCATCTGTTCGAGGTGGCGCCGCCGGTTCTGCTTCTCGTAGCTCAAGCCGCCGCCGTTGCCGTAGCGCGCCGTGGACTTGATGCGGTCACCCACGTCCTTGAGGTTCTGCTGCTGGGTCGCGATGTAGGTCAGGTTCTTGCGGTAGGTGGAGATCAGCTCCTCGGCCTGTTGCCTGCGGTTCCCCGTGAGTGACTGCGCGCGCTCGCGCATGCTCACCACCTCGGCCGGGTCCCCGTCCTCGGCAGCTCGCTTCGCGGCGAAGCGGTCTTCGAGCTGCGTCTTCCGTTCCGCGGGATCGGCCGACAGGATCGCCCCCGGCTCGTTGGCACCCCCGGTACGCAACGTCGAAGGCTTCTTCACGTGCTCCTGCCACCCGGGCTTGCGCTCCGTCCGGTTGTAGGTGGCCGTAGGACCCCATGCCCCCCGCGAATCGCCTGGATGCAAGCTCACCTGCTCCAAGGTGTGCTCGTGCTCGCCTTCGCCCACCCGGCCCCTGGTCCAGACCTCCAGACCTCCCGTACTGCGCTTCGCGGCCTGTGTAAACCCTTCGGCTTGCAGGTCATAGCGCAAGGCTCCCAGCTCGCGAAAAGTGAGCTTATGCGTGGCGTCGAAGCCACGCACAGTCGGTGTCTCCCCATTGCTCTTGGCGTCCCCCCGCAAAGACGAGAGTTTGCCAGTCGTCTTCTTCGGGATCGGGCCGCGCTCCTGCACCATCTGCTCTACCCGAGCGTTCAGATCGTCAAGTACAGCAGTATGCTGTGCCATCCCTGCGAGGCTGGCTTCCGTCTCCGGAGACACCTTCGCGGGCATCTTCCCAACCCGGTCTCCCTCCTGCTGCCGGGAGATCTCCTGGGCCACCTTGCCCTGGTCGCCAGCTGGCTCGACCTTGGGCAGGTCGGGCTTGCTCGTGGCCCGCTCGGCCTGCTGCTGCTGCTCGATCAGGTCAGCCAGCTTCTTGTCACCCGGAGGAGGCGAATGGGATTCGCTCGCGGGCGCTGGCGCTGGCGCCCCGAACAGGCTGCCCTGCCCCGCGGCCTCGCGCTCCGCGTACTTCTTCCCGCCCTTGCCGGGCTTGTTCACGACCGGATCGACCTTGCGCGCCGCGGCCTCGGGGGTCCCGCGCTTGGGGCTCCCGTCCACGTGGGTGTGATCCACCGCCTGGCCGGGCGGCACCGGCTCCCAACGGGACTTGCCGTCCGCGCCCGGAGCCAACTTGCGGTACGCGCCGCCCTGCCACATCCGCACCGTCCCGACTGGATAGCCTCGCTCGCCCATGGGTCCTCCTCCTCGCCTACCAACATAGGCGCGGCAGGGATGTTTGTCAACTCTCGCGGACGTAGAGCCCCAGCCGCCGGAGCTGATCCACGTAGGCCTGCGCGCGTTCCGCGTCCGTGGCCGGCTCCCGCTCCTCGGTATAGCACACCCCGCGCGCGGTAGCCCCACCCACCACGAGCTTGGGTCGCGCGTTCCAGACGGTGCGCAGGTGCGCGTTGCTCGTCTCGAGCGTGCCGGCGCGCACGGTGGCCGCGGGCTTCGGGTCCCCGGGGAGATAGACCTGGAAGATGTCAGCCACGATCGGCCTCCCAGCCGCGGCTACTAAGCCGCCGCGTCGGCGTCCCAGAACAAGCGCAACAGGCTGTCTCGGCTCTCGGTGGCGCGCTTGATCGTCTCGTACTTCTTCGGGCAGCTGCGCTGCAGGTTCGTGGGCGAATGCTGCAGGAACGCGAAGCACTCGGCCACGTCCTCGCGAGCGTTCGTGCGGGCGTAGGCCGTGATGAAGCTGATCGCATCCGAGCTGGTCAGCCACGGCCAGATCTTGGCCAGCTCGGCTGCCCGAGGCGCGGACGCGGCGTCGAAGTCGCCGCCCGCAAGCGAGTAGTCGAACGCGTGCCCGAGCTCGTGCAGCGCGGAAGTGCGCAGCCGGTTCCGGGCCACCAGGTGGATGCTGTGCCCCAGGCTATCGTAGAAGCCGCCGATCGAATCGTGCCGCACGGCCAGCTGGGGGTCGAACTTCTGCACGTACCGCTCCCACTTGGATTGCGGTACCACCTTGATCTCGACGTCGTGCAAGGCCTCCTGGATCCAACGAGGCAACGAGAACACGGCCTGCTCGACGTCCGCGACAGGCCCTCGGTCGCCCGCGGAGCTGTCCACGGTACGCTCATAGCGGACGTTCTTGCCCAGGCCGGTCACCCTCGGGCCCTTGCCCTTCCCCGCGGCCAGCAGCTTGTCGAGGCGGGCGGCACGCTCGAGGGCCCGCTCCGCGTTCCGGGCCGGGCCGTACAGAGGGCCTCCTGTCGGGTCTGCAGCTGCGATCAGGCCGCGCAAGCTGGCCTCGCTGGCTGCATCCACCGCACCGAGCAGATCTTGCGGGTTGACCGGCGCGGGCTTCCGCGGCTCCGGAGCGGGCGCGAGGCGAATGGGATTCGCCTCGGGGCTTCCGCGCAGGACCCCTGTCGTCTGCCACAGCAGGTTCGCGGCCGCCGCCGCACCTACCCAGAACGGGTCGGGCGCAAGCCCAGGTCCTGGGTGCTCTGCCTTCCAGCTCGTCATTCCGTGCAACTCGAAGGCAGCTTGCTCAACCGGAGTGACAGGAAACCCAGGAGACTGCCTGCCCTTGACGTCCCAGCCGGGCAAGGAATCCACCGCCCAGGCTTTGCCGTTTTCGTAGCGCTTGGCCTCCCGCCTGCCCCCTTTGAGCTTTGCCAGGCCCTCCCGGGCCGCCGTTATGATGGCCTCCGCGGTTTTCGGCGCAGTCTCGGGTACCGAACCGCGCAGTTGCTGCAAGTACGTCTTGACCTCTTCGGCTTGCTTCTTGGCCTCGTCTTCGGCTTGCTTGGCCTTCATTGCTTCGATCTTCTGTTGGAAAAGGCTCTTCGGCGGCTCCGCTGGCTTGGGTGGCTCCGCTGGCTTGGGGGCCATCTTCGGCTCGAGCCCGAACAGGCTCGTCTGGCTCGGGTCCTCCGGCTTGCGCTTCACCGCGGGCCGCTCGACCGGGGTCCAGGTGCCATCCGACTGCTTGCGGAAGGTGCCGGTGCGCCAGCGCCGCACGGTGCCTGGGGGGAAGCCGGACTTGGCCAACTCCTTCTTCTTGCCCTTCCCCCACACCCGCCAATCCTTTGCTGCTGCCTGCTGAAGCCCCGTGCCGCTTTCCGTGGTCATGCCCCACCGGACCCCGCGGCGTCCGTACTGGTCATAAAGCCGGTCCACCAACACCCGCGCGATTCCCTTGCGCTGGTGCTCTGGCGTCACTTCCACGAAATCGATGTGGGCCTGCCCGCGGAAGACCGAGTACGCGCACATCCCCACAGGCTTCCCGTCCAGGTAAGCCACCATCGTGGCGTCCTGCTGCCCATCGTGGTACCCGTGGAAGTCCTCCTTGACGTCCAGGCCTGCCGGGCCCGTCTGTCGTACTGGAACAGGCTTCTGCGGTTCCACCTGCCCCCGCAGCTGTTCCCAGGTGCCGTCGGCCTTCTTCCTCGCGGGCCCTGTGCGCCAGTTGCGGACGGTACCGGGCGCGTAACCCTTCGATTTGTAGATATTATCCGACTTGGGATCGAAGGTTCCGTGGTTGTCCGCGGCCTTGACCTGGTTGGCCTTGAAGGCGATCCAGACCCGGTGCTTCTTCTCGCCCCCGCCCGCGCGCATCCCTCCGACGTGGGTGATCCCATCGTAGCCGAGATCCTGCAGGATCTGGTTGGCGGTCGCCTTGCTGGTGACGCCCGAGAGATCGTCGTAACTCCACTCCCCGCCACCGAGGTGCAGCACCTCTCGGGCCCGTCGTTCCGCGGCCTGGCGCAGTGCACGCGGTGCATGCACCCGGAGCAGCTCCTCTCGCTGATCCGGCCACGCTCGCTCCAGGGTGACAAGAGCCCGCTCCCCAGGCTTGATCTCGTAACCCTGGAGCCACGGGAACGCGCGGTCCAGCTTGTCCATGCTCACGCGCTCGGGCAGCTGCCGCACCGCTTTCACCGCGGCTTCTTCCACCAGCTGCATGATCGCACCCGTCTTCCCGTGGGCGCGCAAAGCGTACTCGAACCACGAGCCCAGCAGACGATCGGCGTCCACACTGGCTACGTCTCCGAACTCTGGCCACACCATAGCGATCAGATCCGGTCCCACCACAGCCAACAGGTCTTTCTTGGGGATGCGCAGATCCAGCGAGATCGCGCTGGTCCGCAGCTCGGTCTTCTTCGCGTACTCGAGCATGGCCGACGTCCGCGAGATCAGGTAGCCGTCCAGCTTGTCCGCGTCCCGGAGCTCATCACCCTCCGCGTTGAAGGGGTTGCGGATGTTGAGATAGCACTCGAAGAGGTGCTGTGGCTGGATGAATCCAGCCTCCTCCATGATCTTATCACCCAAGAAACTGGAGAAATCACGAACAGCCGCCAGTTTTTCCTTCGGCTCCTGTGACCCGAGACGCTTCAGCGTGGTTGCTATGCGCTCCCGCTGCAGATCATCAATCTTCCCCCACCCCGGTCGGTTGGCCATCCGATCTGCGCTTGCCAGCCACCCTTCCACCTCCTGCCGCACCCGCGCCTCCATCGCAGGAGTGACCTCCTCCACGAAGGCCCGTCCGCCCTTGGACTGGTAGCTCTGCGCCGTCTCCTTGTCCTCGGTGAAGTAGAGCCCCGGCCCGTACAGGCCAGCTGGGTCGGCCCGCTTGGGGTCGAACGCGTCGAAGGTCGTGTTGCTCCCGTGGTAGACCCGCACGGGCCCCTCTGGCCCCACGGTGACCGCCGCACCCTGCGCCCGTGCTGCCATCGTCGGATAGTGCCGCACGTTGTCCCGCAGCCGCCAGGTGAGCTTGGGTTGGCCGTCGCGGTCTCGGACCCGCGAGATCCGCTCCCGCATCTTCGGATCCGTGCTCTCCCAATCGCCGAACCATGCCTTGAAGGCCTTGGCGCGAATCCCTTTCGCCTTCCACTCCTCCGCGGCGAGTTCCTCGGGGGCCTTCTCGGGGGGCTGCTCCGGCAGGCCGAAGAGGTTGCTCTGGCCGGCCTGCTCGAGCAGCTGCCACTTGTTCTGTGACACCTTGCGGGCCTTGCCAGCCTTCCACTGGTGGACGGTGCCGATCGGGAAGCCTCCCTGCTTGGCCTTGCACAGCAACATGGTCAGATCCGAACGACGACGGCCCGGGCCTTCGTCAGCTCCCCAAGCCAGGCCTGCATCTTGGCCTGCTGCTGCTCCGCGGGCAGCTTCTGGATCTCGTCGTACTCCTTCTTCGTGCTCCTGATCACGTCCGCGAACTCGGCCTCATGGTTGTCGCTCTTGCCTGGCTGCCACTCGAAGGTAGCCTTCGCGTCGCCGGTCGGGGGGACGCCCACCTTGACTGGCGGCGGGGGACTGTCCAGCTTGGCTTGGTCGGACTCCTTGATGCCGAAGTCCTCGAGCATCTTCATGAACTGCTTGTCTTCCTCGTCCGCGCCGAACACGTCCGCGATGGCCCCGCGCACGGAAGAGTGCTCGATCCGCACCCCCATCGACTTCTTCTCGGAGTCGAACTTGAACTCGGGGCTCCGACCGGCCAGCCGGGAGACCAGGAAGGTGTCGGTGAAGGGCATGATCTCGTTGGCAGCCTTGATCAGCCGCTGCCGCTGCTTCGTGGGGATGTCCGACCGACCCTCGATGTGGCTCATCAAGGCCTTCTTGAGCTGGTCGATCCCTTCCTTGAGCCCGGCCGGCGCGCTGTTCTCCTTGCTGTAGCCTGTGTGCTTCTTGAGCAGGTGGAGCTTGGCCATCAGCTCCACCCCCTTCTTGTTGTCGAACAGCACCTCGGGCATCTTGTCCGCGAACAGGTGGGTGTTGTCGGCCATACGCACCGCAGAGCCAAGCGGGTCGCCCTCCCAATCGAGGTCGGAGCCCGAATGGGATTCGATCAGCCGCCCCATCTCCGCCCAACCCTCTCGGCCGAAGATCTTGCTCATCTCGGGCTGCTGTTCCCACAGGACCCGCGAGGCCTGGGGGTGGTAGTTGTCCTTCACCGCGAAACCGCCTTGGTGGATAGCCGGGATCGTATAACCCAGGTCGTGGTCGATCATGACCTGGGCCGCGGCCAGGTAGTCCATCGGCTCGACCCCCAGACCGCCGCCCTTGAGCGCGTCGAGCACCTTGTGAGCCTGCTCGACGTTGACCGTGATGTGCCGGACCCCGTGGTCGGACAGGGTCCGCTCCTCGGCCTTGGACTCCTGCAGACCGACCTTGGCGATGTTGCGCGCCATGAGATCCGCGTACAAGTGGGGCTCGACGCCCGCCTCCTTGGCCAGGCGGGTCATGTTCGCGGTCATCTTGACCAGCTTCTCGGCACCCTCGGGAGGCAGGGTCCCATCCTGCACGAGCTGGCGCACGTGACCCTCCACCGACTTCTGCACGGCCTCGTGCGAATCGGTTGCGTACTGCTCCGGTGGCCCGTGCTGCTCGAGCTCGCCCGCCACGTCAGCCCACTTCGCGGTCTTGTGCGCCCGCTCCACCTTGGACAGCTGGTTGAACTCCTTGGGGTCGTGCCCGAGCACCTCGGAGATCGGCTTCGGCGCGTTCGGGTCCTGGGTCCCCTGCATGTCCTGCTGCAACACCTTCTGGGTCATACGCTGATTGGCCGCGGGCTGCTGGCCCTGGTGCTGCCCCACGATCGCCTGGGCTTGCTTCTGCCCCGCCGGCGCGGCCTTCATACCCCCAGCTGCTGGCTCGCCCTCGTGGTGCTGCCGCGTCACCCCCTGGCCAGGGTACCAGTAGAGGTAGCCGCCGCCCTGCTGCATATGGTAGCCACCCATACGGCTGTTCGGGATCGCCGAGAACCCGGGAGGAGGTTGGGTCAAGCTCTTGTGCAAGCCATTACCCAGGTAGGCCGCGAAGCGCATCCCCACCGTGCGCACCAGGTGGGGGTCGCCCGTCTCCTGCCGCAGATCCCGCAGCGGCCCCGAGACCGCGTTCATGGTCGCATCCGGACCCTTCCCGCAATCCTCCAGCCCCTTCCGCAGCCGCTCTCGCAGCTGATCGGGCAAGGACAGCCCCTTCGTCACCTCGTCGAGATCGGTGTAGGTGCGGCTCTGCATGAGCGCGTCCGCGGAGGGGCAGATCGGCGGCATGGTCGGCTCCAGGTCGGGGTTGGTGAACGCCCGGCGGAACCCGGGCGCGTTGAGGTTCGAGAGATTCATGCTGGGGGGCGGGCCTTGAGGCGTGAAAGTGTAAGCCATTCCTGATCCTCCTCGACGAGTGTAGCACCCCAGATCGGAGGGGGCAACCAGGCGAAAATATCCCCTTGACAGGGATGGGTGTGATCCCTATGTTGGTAGTGGGAAGGGAAACCAGACGGAGGGCAAGATGAGCACGTACCACACCGTCGGCAGGAGGGGCTGATGCCTCACGTCAACACCACCCGCTTCTGCCGCAGGGCGAAGGCAAAGACCACCATCGTCGAGGGCGTGTGCCAGCACCCGTGCCTCGAAGACGACTGCATGTACAGCCCCCTGGCCGACCAGAGCCGCGGCAGCGAGCTGCTGCTCCGGCTCGTCTGCCCAGTCGGCCCCGACCACGGCTCCGCGGCCTGGGAGACCAAGCGCTGCGAGCAGGGTGAGGGCTGCTTAGCCATCTGCCCCTTCCGCACGGAGGAGGTGCCCAAGTGAGCAAGAAGAAGGCGAATCCCAATCAGTGAAACTCAAGGAGTCACCCATGTCCGACCAGATCGAAACCTCCCGCGAGCAGATCGTGGATTCCATGTACGAGTCCGGCGCGATCGGCGACTCGGCCGTCGCGGCACGGATTCTGACCTCGGGCCAGGATCAGAACCGGGCCCACGAGGCCGAGCGTGACGAGCGCGCGGCCTGCGATGCCTTGCGCATCTTCCTGATCCAGCGCGAGATCTTCTGCAAGTGCGGGCGGATTCTCGACGTTCGGTCCGCGGTGCTGCTCTCCGTGGACGCGACCTTCGTGCCCGAGAAGAAGAAGGGCAAGCTGGACGCGGTCAAGTGCGGCACCTGCCTCGACCGGGCCGGCGTGGCCCGAATCCTCGCCAGCTTCCGGGACCCGAACCGCTGGGCCGACGTCGAGTGCCGCATCATCGGCGGCAAGGGGAAGTGCCTGTACAGCACCGTGCGCTTGCCAGAAGACCGCTTCTGAGGAGGGCTACTGTGGGACACCGACTCATCAAGCACGGAGAAGGCCTGTATGCCATCTTTTCCGACGTGGTGGACGACCTGATCTGCACGCACTGCACCCGGGAGGAGGTGATCGCCGCCTACGTCAACGAAGCGACGAAACAGGCCAGGGCAGCCGCCGAAGCCTGGCTGGACGGCACCGCCCCCGGCCGCCGCTTCTGGTCCGTCGAAGAGATCGTCGAGACGATCGGCGCGGTGCACGGGCCGGAGAAGGCTGAACGGCGCCGCCAGCGGCTGGAGCTCAAGCTGTGAAGCTCACCTGGGAGCAGACCTTTGACCTGCAGCTGGCCGTCCGCATGGGCTGCATCACTGCGATCGAACGCGCTGGGGCTCCAGCCTCGGTGCTCGCGAGGGCGTACCGATGAGCCACCCCTTCGACCAGCACGTCGAATCCGACCCTGCCTGGGATCTGGCAGTCCGCTTGTGGTGTCGCTACCACATCGAAGCAGAGGCGTACAATCGCCGAGTTTGCTCGGGCACTTCAAAGGACGGCACGGCCCTTCCCGTAGGGGGGCTCGAACACGGACTGGTCAACAAGAACGCCAAACGTCTGCGTCGGATGGCCTTCGACGAAGGCGCCGGCGCCGGCTTACCACAAGAGATGCTCCGCGAGGCTGAGATCGTCGTGGGCCACTGGCCGCTGGCTCTGCAACAGGCAATCTACGAGACGCTCAACAGGAGTTCGCCGTGAACAAAGTGTACGTCTACGGCCTCCGGCCGCCCGTCGAGAACGAGGCTCTCGTGGATCAGCAGATCCGGCTAGCCCACGAGTACCAGAACCGCCTGATCGAGGTCGAACGCACCCGGCGTACCCGCGTCCGACAGACCCTGTCCGAGGCCGGCCTGGCCCCGTACGAGGCCGCCGCGGAGCAACACTGGCAGGCCTACTCGGATCTGCAAGCCGCGGCCAAGAAGGACAACGCCGCGGCTCACTCCCGGGTGGAGACACGCGCCCAGGAGAAGGAGATCAAGGCGGCCAAGAAGGTGGCCACCGCGGCCACGACAGAGCTGAAGGCCAAGCGCAAAGAGATCTGCGCCCGCCCCGAGATTGCCGAGCTGTTGGCCCAGCACGATACGTCAGCCGAGCTGAACGCCAAGGCTGCGTACTTCGGCTCCGGCCTCTATTGGGGCCAGCGGGCGATCATCGATCAGGCCATGGAGCTGGCGAAGAAGTCCCGCACAGACCCCCGGTTCCAGCGCTGGACGGGTGAGGGCGCGGTGGCGGTGCAGATCCAACACGGCATGACCGCCGAGCAGGCCTTCGGGCAGGATACCAGGTTCCGCATCGACCCGATCCCGGCAGAGGCCTGGGATCGGCGCCGAGACCCCGCACAGCGCACGCGGGTGCGCCTGCGCGTCGGCTCCGTAGGCCGAGACCCCGTCTGGGCCACCTGGCCCGCGATCCTGCACCGGCCTCTGCCCGAGGGCGCGCAGATCATGTGGGCGAAGGTGATTCGCACCCGGATCGAAGCCCACTACCGCTGGGAGCTGCACCTCTCCCTGCGCCTTCCTGACCCCGCCCCCTCCGAGTTGCCCAAGGTGCTAGCTGTGGACGTAGGCTGGCGCCAGCTGGAGGACGGTGGGCTGCGCGTGGCCTACTGGGTCGGAGGAAAGACGGGCGAGATCTGCACGCCGGTCGAGATCATCCAGGGGCTGCGCAAGTGCGAGGATCTGCAAGAGATCCGAGACAAGGCCTTCAACGAGATACGCGACCGTCTGGCCGTGTTCCTCGGCGTCAGCCAGGCTTTGACCCCCGCCTGGCTAGTCGAAGCCACCGAGCATCTCGATCAATGGAAGTCCGAAGCCCGGCTGGCCGCGCTGGCAGTCCGCTGGCGAGACCTGCGCTGGGATGGCGACTCGACGATCTACGAGGCCCTGGAGACCTGGCGCAAGCACGACAAGCACCTCTGGACGTGGCAAGAGAACCAGCGTGAGAAGAGCCTGCGCCGCCGTCGTGACGCCTACCGGGTCGCAGCCCACGATCTGGCACAGCACTTCGGCACCCTCGTCCTGGAGGACTTCGACCTGACCGTGCACGCCCGACGCCCCAAGGTCGAGGATGACGACAAGGACGAGCGCGGGCGCATCCTGCGCAAGCAGAAGTCGGTTGCAGCTGCGGGGGAGCTGCGCCTTGCGCTGGTCAACGCCTTCACCAGCGCGGGGGGCAAGGTGGTCAAGCTGGACCCCGCAGACACCACCAAGATCTGCTGGCTGTGTGGGGCCAAGGACGCGTGGGACCGAGCCGCGGAAGACGCGGTGGAACGCGTGTGCTGCGAGTGCGGGACGCTTGTAGACCAGGACGAGAACGCCTGCCGAATGCTGTTGGCCAGATTCGAGCAGCAAGGTGCCGCGCAACCCAGCGCCGAGGAAAATCAAAGGTCTGCGGGTCGCTGGCAGAAGAGAAAAGCGAAGCGCTCGCAAAACGCCCCCCTGGATGGCGCTGCTGGCTGATGCTGGGCACACGCCCTTCCAATGCCTGCGCGAGGGCCTTGTGCTCGCGACCTGGCCACCGTATCGGACGCCGATTCCGCTTCCTCCCTTCCAATGCCTGCGCGAGGGCCTTGTGCTCGCGACGTCGCGCCCAGGCTCGCCATGCCTTTCGAGGATCCACTTCCAATGCCTGCGCGAGGGCCTTGTGCTCGCGACGGCATCTGCCCTGTGCACCATGTACGCGTAAGCCGCGCTTCCAATGCCTGCGCGAGGGCCTTGTGCTCGCGACGCATGACCAGCCGAGCCCCCTAGAAGCGGTCCAGGTCCTTCCAATGCCTGCGCGAGGGCCTTGTGCTCGCGACCTCGTTTGGCGTCCCACGCCACCTTTTCGCTGTCGCCTTCCAATGCCTGCGCGAGGGCCTTGTGCTCGCGACCTGGACTCGCCCCCATCGCAGCCGAGATCCGCCCCGGTGCTTCCAATGCCTGCACGAGGGCCTTGTGCTCGCGACGCCGGGGGCAACGGGCCTCTCTGGGTCGCCCTGGTCAACTTCCAATGCCTGCGCGAGGGCCTTGTGCTCGCGACTGGCTGAGAGTCAGAATAGGGGCCCGGTACAGGTGACCTTCCAATGCCTGCGCGAGGGCTTTGTGCTCGCGACATGTCAGGGGAGGGCGCGGTGCGCAAACGGCCGACTACTTCCAATGCCTGCGCGAGGGCCTTGTGCTCGCGACTCCTCGGGCAGGATCGGAGGGCCAACACGATGGCTTGGTAATCGCGACCAGAGAACTCAGGCCGAAATGCCTGCGCAGAGGCGTCGTGTCTGCGACCGTTGCCAGGTGCCGACCAGCTACCCCAGCAGCTGATCCAGGTCGAGCGCTCCCGGCACGGAGAGCTCGTCGAGGGTCTTCCCACCGACCCACCCCTCCCCATCGTAGAGCTGGCCCTCCAGCTCCTCCGTTGCCCGGGCCAGGGCGAAGCGGTCTCCGCCCGTGGTCCGCCGCACGTGCTCCTGGCGCAGGTCCCGCAGCACGTACAGCACCTCCTCCCACCCCTGACGGCTGCAGAGCCCTGAGATCGTCCCCGCGATGCGCGGGGCGAATCCCATTCGCATCATGCGCGCGGGGTCAGGTGCCTCCTTGACCCCCTCCAGGTACTGCACCAGGCCCTCGAGCTGGGCACCCAGCTGGCCCACCCCACGCCGGGCCTTGTCCCCGTCCAAGTTCACCAGCACCCCGTAGATCGCATCGTAGGCCTTCGGGTGCGGCCGGGCCTGCCGCGGCACCGGTGCCTGGACAGCCTGCCCAGCCCCGGGGGCCAACGGCACGAACTCGCCGAGCGCAGGCAGCTTGGGGACTACGGCCGCGGGGGGGAGATCCTCGATCCCCTCGAGCCCGTCACCCAGGTCGTCGGAGAGGTCCGCGCCCAGCTTCAGCGCGGCGCACGAGGCGATCCAGCCGCTCGTCACCGTGTCGTCGTGCGCCCCCACACCCTCCACCTTGCCCTCGGCCGTCAGCGCGAAATGCTGCAACTCGTCGATGTGCAGATCGATCATCTCCTGGCTGTACTCATCCCCATAGGGGAAGTACCAACGCTGGTTCTCGAAGTAGATGCGCAATCCGGGCACTCCGAACTTAAGATCGCGCTTCTCCGCCCCCTCCACCCTCCTGGCCTTGCCGGTGCCCAAAGGATAGAACGGTTTGACCGGCATGCTGGTCGTGTGCGCCAGCAGAGACGTAAACACCCTCTGATACTGCGTGGCTTCGATATAAATCAGGTCTGGCCTATACTTAGCGTACGCGTCAATCACCAGCTGCCGCTGGACCCGGTAATCATCGGTCTTGTGCCGGATGATGTCGATCGTGTAGCGCGTGCCCTTGGCGTCGAAGCCGAGCACGTAGATCACCGTGAAGTCCGCGCCGGTGCCCGCGCCGATTGCCAGGTCCACCCCGAAGACGATCCGGATCCCGTGCTCCGCCCACCACCGCCACGGCCGGCGCAGCACCAGGTCGGGCCGCTTGATCCCGTTCGCGAACAAGGGGCCGGGGAACAAGCTGGTCTCCGAGGCGATCGGGATCAGCAGGTGCGACCGGCTGTAGGACAGCGAGCCGTCCCGCAGGTAGATCTGGCGCAGCGCGGACGGCGGATCGTGCCGGGGAGCCCAGGGGTTGTGGAAGGGGATTCCGCAACGCTTGCCCCCATGGTCCGGGCAGGCCAAGCAACCCTCGGGCCCTCCCACCGCGAACCGCAGATGCCGATAGGCCGCGCTCTTGTTGATCTTCGCGGACAGGTCGAGCTCGTGCCAGGGCGTGTGCGGGTACCAGATGTGCGGGTCCACGGAGAAGAGCATCTTCGTCCAGACGTTCTCCCACCGCAGCTCGACCGTGGCTCGATCCGTCACGCTCGTGATCGCGCTCGGCGGCACCACGTCGTCCCCGAGGAGGTGGGTGCAGCGGCCGCCGACCACCGCGGCGTTGTAGCCGCCGCCCGAGAAGCTCGCGTCTTTGGCAATGACCTGGCGTGCGACCGTGTAGGCCTCATCGTTCCACGGCATGCCCTCGGCCGGGCGCAGGCCTGGGAAGACCATCCTGTGCCGGGCGTTCTGGTCGATGTGGTTGCGCGAGTTGCGCACGCGCATGACCGCGGTGTCCGACCCCTCGGACACCAACCGGAACAGCGCGCTGCTGTTGTGCCCGAGCACGTGCAACGGCTTGATCTCGGCCACCTGGGTGGTCTTGCCACTGCCGCGGTAGGCCGCGATGTCCACAAAGGGGTATTGGTCGAGCGCCAGGTGGATCTGGTAGTGCATCCGCTCCTGCTCGAGCGGCTCCCCGGTGCGCGTGTCGTTGAAGGCATAGGCCGCGTGGTCGTTGGAAGCCTGGCGCGCCCAGCTGATCATGACCAGCTCGATCCGCTCCCGGCGCGCCTGAACTACCGCGGGCGTCTCGGTCGGCTTGCCGATCCCCCCCGTTGCCGCGATGTACCGACGCAGCGCGGAGACCCGATCCCAATAGCCGTCGGTGCCGTGCTCCCAGGCCTGGTTGACCAGGGCGCGCATCTGTCGCTGCACGTGGCTCGGGTCAAGCACGGTCGGCCTCCAGGATCGCCCGTCCGATCTGCTCCACGACCTGGGGGACCACGCTGTTGCCCAAGGCCTTCAGCGCGGCCTTGTGCCACGCAAGCACCTGGGCTACTCGCTTGCTCGCACGCCGTCGAGCCAGTCGCTCGGATAGCCCATCAGCTCCGCAGTCCAACGCGGGTTCAGACGGGCCTGTGTCCAACGTCGCCAGAGACGCTGTGCGGGGCTGCTCCCATTCGTGCTGGGGCTCGTGCGGGCCTGCTGGCCACCCCCGACCGCGTCCGTGAGACTCACCCCGGGGTGCGCCTTGCCCCCCTCCAGGTTGCGATTCCCGCTCGCCTTCGCGTCCGTGGCCGTGGGCCAAGTAACCATCCTGGCCAGGCTCGGAGCACCCCTTGTGGCGTACTCCTCCCGACCGTCCCCCGGGCACCCGTTGTTCGCAGTGCCGTACGCCGTCGCCGTCGTTGTCGGCCACATGAGCACCTGATCGATCAACCGACTGCCCTTCTCCTGGCCCTCCCGACCCACCCCGTTGTGGGCCCCGCAGGTCGCGGTGCCCCACGATCCAGACTCGGTCGCGTCGGTGAGGGGCCCCGACATGGCGAGCACCCACCACGAGCGGCCAGCAGGCGTAGCCCTCCGCTTCCAACGCGCCGAGCACCTCGTCTGCGCCGAGAGTTCTGAGGCCAAGGACGTTCTCAGCGAGGATCCAACGTGGTCGTAGGCCACGGACGACCCGCAGGTACTCGGGCCAGAGCCAACGCTCGTCGGCGGCACCTCGGCGGGCTCCTGCAACCGAGACCGCCTGGCAAGGGGGGCCGCCGGCAACGAGATCGATTCGCCCCAGGGAAGCAAGGAAAGCTGTGTCCACCCCACGGATGTCCTCCCGCTGTGGCACGTTGGGCCAATGCTTGCGCAGCACCGCTCGGCAGAAGGGGTCAATCTCGACGAACAGCTCCGGAGGCGGGAAACCCGCCCTCCCCACCAAACCAAGCGCGAATCCACCGATCCCCGAGAACAGATCCACCCACCTCACCTCGCGCGCCCCGGCAGCAGCGGGCGATCCTCTTTCGCCTCGTCCACCACCTCCACGTCGATCAGCACCCCGGCCTGGATCAGGTTGGCCAACATGGCCTTCTGGTCGAGCACCCCACCGGGGATCGACACCTCGCCCCGCGAGTCGGGGCCACCCCGCGCGAACGAGAAGAGCCGGCCCGCGCGCTCGAACACCTCGAAGAGCTCCTTCAAAGCCCTGGGGATCACCCGGCCCTTCTCGTCGAACGCCGCGACCGTACCGGCCTGCAGGGCCTGGCGGATCAGTCGCAGCGAGCCCACCTGGATCTCCCGGCTCTCCGAGGCCATCGTCTGCATCAGGTCCCGATCCTTCTCCAGCGACTCCTGCAGGGATTCCTCGACGAACCGCTGCAGCCGAGTCCGTAGCGGGATGTAGCCGTACTCGGGGAAGCCATCCATGACCATCCGGGTGGCGCGCTCCTGGGCCCAGCCCATCGCGGTCATGACCGCGGAGATCGACGGGCTCTGCCGGTAGACCGCGAAAGCCCTCAGGTACTCCTCGGGGGTCGTGTCCGGAGGCGGGGGCCGGCGCCCCTCGGGGGCCTTGGCACTACCCTCACCCGACTCCTTGTGGGCACGGGGCCCCTTGCGCTGCGAACGCGCGGGGGTCCGCACCACGTCACCCTCCACGTGCTTCCTTGGCGGCCGCTTCCAACCCTTCGCCTCTGCCGACATGGCAGCTTCGAGGGGGGCGCGGTCCTTGCGGCGGCTCGATAGGCTCATCTTCACACCACCGTGTGCCACTGCTGCGCCGGGCCCTTGACCCAGAACAGGAACGCGTACGTGGTCGCATCGGTGCTGTTGCTGCCCTCCAAGAACCCAGGCCGGTGCCCCAGCACCGCGATCCCGGCCGGTACGTGGGCCTGGTTCCACTCGAGGCGCTCCTCCGACTCCAGGAAGCCAACCCGCAGCAGCAGCGCCAGCACCCCACCCGGGGCCAGCAGATCATAGCACTTGCTGACGATCTGCGCGGCCAGCATGAACGGTGGGTTGCCGGGGATCAAGTCGTACTCGGCGCCAGCTGGTGGGCGCCAGAAGCGGAAGTCCTCGGGGCAGCGCACCTCCGCGGCCACTCGCTGCAGCGCGGGCCGGTACGACCGGTTCAGCTCCACCGCGGTGCAGAGCTCGGGCACGCAGACCCCCTTCTCCTGCAAGGTCTGCAGGATTGCTCCGCGCCCCGCGGACGGCTCGAGGGTGCGCGGGGCGCGGAGCCACGGACAGCGATCCCGGATCAGGTCGGCGAGGATCTCCCGCTCCCGGGCCTTCGTCGGGTAGTCGTCGCGGTCTCGACGGGCACGCTTGGCCACGTCAGGGGCCCAACAGCCTGACGACATAGCGATAGATCGCCATGATGTACTCGATGGGCAGTTTGGCTATGTCCTTGTCGCTGATCGTGCTCGGCTGCGCGGCCGCAGGTTCCATGGACTCCGCCGCCACCTGCATGCTCTTGTAGTCCCGGTGCAGACTGTCGAACTTCTCCTGCAGCCGGCACCGCTCCTCCTCTGTCCGCTGCCAGCGCGCGGTCATCTCCTCCAGCGAAACCACCTCGGTCTTCGGGGCCAGCGTCACCTTGTCCGACATGACCTCACCCTCGCGCGCAGTTGTGCGCGGTGTAGACGTCCAGGTTCAGCACCTCCACCTGGGTGCGGTAGCAGCTCGACCGGGTGTGCTCCTCGATGATCGACCGAGCCAAGGACGAGGCGCACCGGGCCCGTCGGATGCACTGGTCGGCCTCCTCCCAGAGCACATCAGCGTGCCACGTGAGCCCGCATCCCCGCTTGCCACAGGTCAGGTGGTACCGGACTGTGTCTTCCAGTGGAATCAGCTCGTAAGCCATCTTGAGCGGGCGCGGCGCGGACTCGACCATCGTCGGCGCCGTCCAAGGGGTCTCCCACCCGCAGCGCGGGCAGCGAATGGGATTCGCCTCGGGGGTCATTGCCACATCCCCAACAGCCGCTCGAGGATGGCCTGCTGCTTGACCAGCTGCTCCCGGACGAGCGCGATCTCCGCCCTGATCTGCTGCACCTCGTCGTAGGTGGCCTCGTC